TACTTGGAACGGGGTGTTTGCTGTGTTCCTTTCGACAATCACATAATACCACAGTAGAATTTTGACCTGATTTTTGCAGGCACACCCACAGGGGCGCTTTACGCGTATATAAAGGTACAAATCCGCAAAATGTGGTGTGTAAAGCCAGCAAGGCGTACTAAATATGGGGCTGTATAGGGTAAAATTTGACGGTATACCGCTAAAAATCCGCTACTTGCAAACCACCTTCAATAGTTTGCATAGGGGGGGCAGGTTAAAAAGAAAAAATGACGTGTGAGCGTGGAAAACGGGTCAGTTATTCCCTCTCACTCCCGGCTCACAAAACACAAACCAGCGTACCTACGTTGCTTCTCCTTCTTCCATCTCCCCACCTCATCTCCTCCTTTCTCCAAACCCCTCCTTTCCTCCACTTTCCTCCCTCTAGATCCCTGTTTCCTTAATCGTTCCCTTTCTCGGAGAAAACCGCATAACAATCCGCTTTCCAGGCTCCTTTGGGGCCTTATTTTTTTACTCAAAAACGCCATAAAAACGCACAATTTGGCCACTAAAACGCACAAAAACAGCGCCAAAACGCTAAAAAACGCATTATTTCCGCTCGAAAACGCCTCGGAGCAGTCCGAAACGCCGCTTTACAACCCCGAAACGCCCCAACATTGGCCCCACCGGAGGTTAAATCCCGGCAATTCCATGGCAAATCCTGGCAATAGGCGCCACTATAAGACGGCTGCAGGCTCTGTGAGTGCTGTTTTGGCCTCTAGCGTGCCATATATATAAAGGAAGGCACCCTACGGAGGCGAATTGAGATTCCGCTACCGCAGGCGGTGGAGAAGTTAGGTCCCGCCACCGCAGGTGGTGGGGGATAGTTTCCATTACAACACCGATCGGGTCCCTTTGGGTGGGTCCCCTTGAGTGGGTACTCCCGCAGGAGTATAACGGCACCGTAACATGGTCAGGCGCGACCTGAAATCTCTCGCCCCCTACAGGTGGAACCTAAAATGCCTCAAGCGCAGCTTAAATTACCCCAGGCGCAGCTCAAAACCCCCGCCCCTACAGGCGGAGCCTGTGTTACGCTTTCTCATGAAATTTATTTTTTGCCACTGTTGACTTCTTGTAATTAGCAGTGCTATAATAGAACCATAAGATAAAGCTCCGCAGGATAAAGCTCCGTAGGACACACCACACAGGAGGGAAGCCCACCATGAAAAAAAGAAACAACGTAGCTCACTTTATTCCCCGCACTGTTACTATGCAAGAAGCCACAGAGGCCAAAGGTGGGCTGGACCTACAAGGTGCTGCAAGTTTACTGATGGCAATGATGCAGGCAAGCGCCGATACTGACGGCCACAACGCCCTGATGGAACAGCTGGCATCCGCCATGGGTTATAAGCTGGTACGCGAAACACCACAGCCGCGCCAGCGGAGCCGCAGTAAGAAAGCCCGTGCCGCCCGCTATGCACAACCCAAACTGAGCCTGGTAAAAACCAATGGTGTGACAAAACCAACGCCGGCAGAGCCGATCCGCAGCCGCGAGGACTTTAACGCCATAGCCACCTATCTGCACACCCAGGGACGCCCGTATAACAGGCAGCGGAACTATACCTTATTTATATGTGGTGTGACACTGGGCCTGCGTGTGGGCGATCTTTTACGCCTTACCGTTGATGATGTGTGGGATTGTGAGCACAACTGTCCGCGCCACCGCGTAATTATCATCAATGAAAAGACCGGCAAGCGCACCAATGACCTGATTACCCCGCTGGCAGCAGGCGCGATTACCGCCCTGATTGAAGAGATGCGGAGCCGAACCATGAATGTGCTGAAGCCGGGCTGGCCATTGTTCCAGAGTATGCGCAGCCCCAAGGGAGTGCCGCAGCCGCTGGATGAAACCCAGGTGTGGCGGATCTTGAACCAAGCGGCCAAAGAGTGCGGTATTAAAGAGCATATTAGCACCCACAGCCTGCGCAAAACCTATGGCTATGCTGCAAACCACGCCATGACAGAGGCCGGGCTGCCGGCTGGCCAGGTAATGGAAACGCTGCAAAACAAGTTCCACCACAGTAGCCAGAGCATTACGATGCGCTACATTGGCTTGAGCCAAGAGCAGATTGATGCAACGGCAATGGCGGTAGATACAGTGTTGGGAGTGCCGCCGTTGGCTACTATATAGCGATGCCCATTAAATTTGGGTGCCTGGCAAGCACCCACTTTTTTATCTTTATAAAATACAAGTTTTCGCAAATGAAGGAGGCAAATAATTTATGGGAACCCACAACACAAGCACCATCAATAGCTCCGCTAGATATTGTTTGGCAAAACCTGGCGACAAGGTACGAATTACCAAAACACACCGGGCAGGTATACGCCAATATGCGGCCTGCGAGGGCGATACATTCATAATTACCAAAGTGACGGACGACCAGATCCCCTATGGGCGGTGGCTGCAGCCGAGCGGTGTGCTGGCGGCCAGTGAGCTGAAGCTTGACCCAAACTGCTGCACGTTGCTTACGCCGGAGAAATGTGGGGCACAGGCCGACAGCGAAAAGTGCCCGGAACCGACTACGCCAGAGCCAATCACGCTGCGCAGTGTGACGATTGATGTGAGCGACCTAAAGGCAGCACATAAAGCCGTGGATGATGCGTGCGCAGAGTACCAAGCCAGCCGGACGAGCCGCTGGAGCACGGCAGAGACATGCAGCGCAAAACTGAGCGCCCGAAGAATGATGGCCCCGCTATGTGAGCAAGGTGTCAGCATGGTTTGGTTTATTGAATCAGATCCAGGCCGCCGGCACGTTTGCTTGGAATGCGACAATGGCACACCGGACACATGGGCGAAAAGTCATGGCTGTTCTACCAACTATGTGCAAATCACCTTTAACGAGAATGTAGAGTTCAATGAATGGATTGGCCGTTACGCCTGCCTGTGCGTATTAACGGGCACACATGTTGCCGATGTCGTTATGCGCAGCATCAAGATTGACACTTAAATAATTAACGAAATTTTGGAGGTAAAAACCAATGAAGAAAATCCCTACCTTATATAAGCGCGAATTCAGTGGCCACAAGATTACCGGAATCCGTGACGAGATTACGCCGGGTTGTGAGGCGGCGCTGACGGATGAGAGCATTGCCACATTGAAGCTTGACGGTGCCTGCTGCGCGATTATTAACGGCGAATTCTACAAGCGCTTTGATGCCAAGCCGGGCAGAGCAGTACCGGAGGGCGCGATCCCGTGTGACGAGCCAGACCCGGTAACTGGCCACTGGCCCCACTGGGTGAAAGTGGCGGCAGATAACCCTGCGGACAAATGGTTTGTGACGGCACGAAACAACAGCTGGGATGACCTGCCGGATGCAACCTATGAGGCGATTGGACCGCACTTCCAGAAGAATCCCTACGGGCTGAACAAGGACGTGCTGGTGCGGCATGGCACGATCAGTATTGATATCCCGAACCTAAGCTTTGAGGGAATCCGGCGCGGGTTGGAGTTGGCCGCCATGGAGGGCATCGTGTTCTGGCATGAAGGAGCACCGCTGTGCAAAATCAAGCGCAGTGACTTTGGCTTTAAGTGGCCGGTGACGCAAGACGAGCTGAACGCGGAGTTTGGGGCAAATAATCCTGATCCGTGCGAGTTGGTGCGGCGGACTGCGGCTATGTACAGCAAGCATGAATTTCCGGCAGATACGACCAAGATGTTTGATGCTGAACATGAAGCCACCAAGGAGGAAGTGAAGGCATGAAAATTATTGACTTCGAACGCAAGGGCAACCTGGTACGGTTCTACCTGGGTGATGATGACCTGGTGGAACGATACGGAGATGACTGGAACGATACGCCGTATGAACACAACGCAGAACGAGTCTATGACGAATATATCAAAGGCTACTGCGATATGATGTTCCCGTTTGACGATCTGGTACTGGAACCTTGCTGCGGGACCTGCAACAGCGGCTGGTGCAAAGATGATATGGTGGCGCAGAAAGTGCCCTGCATTATTCAGGTGCCGGCTGCAGTACATAGTGACAGCTTTGATGAAAGTTTTGACCACTGGGTAGGAGCCAAGGGCGTACATAAATTTTATTTTGGAGACCATATGGAGCCGAGCGCTATGGCTGCTACCAATCCTCATTCTTGAATAATAACTTTGGAGATTTTTAACAATGGAGCAGACATGCTTTAGATATTCCGTACAGCCACAGACGGAACACATTAAGGATTACACGCATACAATCGCCGTAATGTTTGAAGACATGGTAGATTATGCAGACCGCAATGGCCTTGACCGGAACGAGGTAGTAAACGAGATGCTGCACGACATGAACGCTATGAGCGGTTACTGCGATATGAATAAATACCGGCCGTTGCCGGAATAAAAAAGGTGCGGCATGACGATTGAATTATGGCGGGGCAGCTGAAAGCCAGTAGGCAAACTTGATCTTGAATAATTGGGTCAAGGACAGTGACACCCATATTTTTACAAGGAGATTTTTTATGGGAAATTTGCAGGTATTCAAATACGAAAACAACGATGTGCGCACGGTGGAGATGAATGGCGAACCGTGGTTTGTAGGCAAGGATGTAGCTGCTGCACTTGGTTATGGAAAGGGAAAATCTCTTGCTAACGCTGTAACAAATCATGTTGATTCTGAAGATAAAGGGGTCACTGAATTGATGACCCCTGGCGGTAAACAAAACGTAACAATTATCAACGAGTCCGGCTTGTACAGCTTGATTCTTTCCAGTAAACTTCCCACCGCAAAACAGTTCAAACGCTGGGTTACCGCGGAAGTCTTGCCGGCCATCCGCAAAAACGGCGGTTATATTGCCAACCAGGAAACCATGACAGACGCGGAACTGATGAGTCAGGCTTTGTTGGTTGCCCAGAAAACGCTAGAAGCCCGCACTAAGCGACTGGAAGAATTGGCTGCTGCGAACAAACAGTTGGAAAGCGAGAACGCTGAAATGTCTGGCAAAGCACAGTATTTCGATGCCGTGATCGATCGGAATCTGCTGACCAACTTCAGAACCTTTGCCAGCGAATTACATATCAAACAAACTGTGCTGGTTCAGTTCCTACTAGACAAAAAGTACCTGTACCGTGACACACAGGGCAAACTCAAAGCTTATGCGGAGCGCAACGATGGATTATTTGAGATCAAGGAATTTGTGAACCGCGGTAACGGGCATGCCGGGACCCAGACACTGATTACGCCCAAGGGACGCGAGACATTCCGGCTGCTGATGGAAGCCGAAGGACTGATTGGTATGTCGGACGATACTGAGGACATGGCCGATGCTGGTTGAAACAATTTATACGGGTATAAAGATTTGCGCTTTGGCTAGTGTGTGCGCCTATGGCTGGCTGAGAGTACAGCAGGAACGCAAAGCTGAGACAGCTAAAGAACAGGCAGAAAAAACTACATGCAAGAATTGCTGTTACTGTCGGATGATTATGACTGATAGCCGGATTGTCTGCGAACTAGAAGAGAAGCCGATAGAACAACCTGCCCATTGCACGCTATTTACAGAATGGCCTGAAGACTACACGTCCAGCTTATGTTTATACTGCAAACACTGCAAAAACTATGGCAAGTTTTTTGTTCGTTGCGATATAAGCGGGTTGCGTGATAAAGCCGAAATTACCTGTATTAACTATGAAAAGCGCCGCAAATACTTCCCAGATCTAGGAGGAATACACTAATGACCAATGAAGAATTTGAAATCCGCAAGAAAGAGACTGCCAGTAACCTGCAATTATTGCTTGACGAGATGCGGCAGCTGCACGACTGGATTGTGCTTAACCCAGTAACAGATGTTACACCCGAAAACTATAAGGACTGGGAGAATTCGTTCGGTGCTCTACTTGACAGTTTCGAGATCCTAGACTGCAACTAATAAGGAGAAACTTTATGTCAAAATTAAAAATCGCCAGTGCTATAACTCACGCTTGCGCTGTGGCCACTGCGGTATTGGCTGCTGGAGCTGCTGTACACTTAGGCATTGACTTAGAAGCTAAAGCGCCAAAGGCTGTAGACACAACTACTGTATATACCACACACAAAATCTCCTACGCATTCCTTGAAACGCGACCGTATACAAACCGGTATGGCGGCATTTGCGGCGCTGACACATACCTGCACTGCGGCGTGATACAAGATGATGGGAGCATAAAAGAAGAAACCGAGGATGTAGATTACGTCACCATAAAATATTCTGATGAAGATAATAGCTACAAGGCCGACTTTTACGACCGCACCACATATGATAACGGATCGTTCGAAGATCGGTATACCAGCACGGTGTACTACCTGACCGACGAGATGATGCAGGACTTGGGTACTGGAGGCAGCATATGAACGAGGCGTGGGAATCTACAGTGGACGCTATACTGATGATTTACATATATGGACCGCTTTTGCTGTTGATGTTGGGGATTAACTGTACGTTGTTGATTTTTAGCGTGTGGAAGATGATAACAATAGCAAAACACATCGCCAAGAGATATTACGAAAAGTTCATATGTAAAATTTTCATGAACAATAAAAACGAAAAGTGAGGTGAAAAAAATTTTTATGGCACGACTGATTGATGCGGAGGAGTTTGAGGCGTACTGCATTGAGCGCGACCCGAAATATTCAAAGGCCGAATGGCAGGCTTATCTGGATGGTGTACAGCGGGTTTTGGAGGCCATTGATGCGGCACCCACCATGACAAAATATGTGCGGTGTGAGGATTGTGACGAGGTGGTAAAATCCATTATACGCCCAGATTTATACTACTGCACGCTGCACGATTGCCCAACAACAAAGGAGGGATTTTGTAATGAAGGGCATATCAAATAAACGATACAGAGATCTTATGGAGATATCAAATCTGTATCTGCGTGGAGAGAAAACACTGGATGAGGTTGTGGATGCAATCAGGCTGATGCTGGCATATGACATGTGGACAAAAATGTTTGAGGGAGCCGATGTTAAAGTCGATGCTATTGGCGGACATGGCCCTGCAAGCCCCTATGACGAGCCTTTGGTGGCGAAAACAAACTATTCAGCCCAGCTAAGATACGAGCTTGAAGCGCCTGTACAGAGGGCTAAGGAGGTGAATAAAGCATATGACAAGGCTTGAAAAATTACAAAGCGCAACGGCAGACGATCTGGCCAGTTTGTTCACTATCATGGATGACGACGGCGAGTACCTTCCGTTACTGATGCCAATGAACCTGGTGAAAAACCCAGATAACCTGGACGAAATTATTCAGAGCCAGAGCGAATGGCTGCAGGGCGAATATTGGCCGGGAGATTTTGGGCTTGGTTGTTTTAAGGAACCAGTAATGCCGGAACCAGCGATCTATTCATAAACTGCGACACCGCACGGTATAACATGGTCTGAGACGCGCAGGGACGCGCTATGAGCCACGACACAAGGAGATACGACATTGCGATACATAAACCAGCAGGATGCGTTAAAAGCGCTGGGAAACGAGCCTGAAAGAACTATTTAGCGCAAAAGGAAAGAACATGATTTTATCAGTACCGAATGGCCTGGGCGATTGTATAAAACCAGGAACGAAAAGAACAAGGAACGACCCCACCAGAACCCATGCGCCCACACAGGGTTAAAGGGGTACGGTTGAGCTTGGGATGCACGCAGAACAAGCGAAATGGTCGGCGGATACGAATTCCCGGAGGGCCAAACGCCGAGCAAAAGTACCACCTATATTTCTTTATTAAGGTTTTTCTTATTAAGCGTAAGTGAATGTTGGTTTTACCCCAGGTTTTTCGTTGTTCAAAAACGAATTGGACTGCGGATTTTGCATCGTTTCTGAACATCGTTTTCCAAAATGCGTTTTTCGAGCCGTTTTTTAAGAATTGAATGATTATTTTCGAGCCGTTTTTTAATGCGGCAAAGGAGTGTTTTTTAATGTATACGAATGGTTCCTACTTAGCAAAGCAGGTTATGCAGGTGCCGGAAGAGTTGATTTTGCGCAAGGACGTGTCGGAGTTACTGCCGGTTTACATGCTGATGTACGCAAAGTATTCGCCGTTTTACGATTTACGATTTTACAGTTATACGAGCCTGTCAGAGCTGGTCGAGCTGGCTGGAACGTTTGGGAAAGATTGCCAGCACCGCAGATACTACAACCGTGCGGCAGATGCAGTTGAGTTTTTAGAAGCATGTGGCGTGATTATGACAGAGGGGTACAACCGGGCAAAACCGACCAAACCGTTTAAGTATCGGTTCAAAGATCTGAACGAGGTGTTTGGCAAAGAAGACAAGGACGGAAAGTTTGGTTATGCTTCACTGACCTCAAACGAATATTTCTTGCTGCTAAACAGAGTGGCTACTGCCTATTCTACCGGGCGTGGCACGAACAATCTGTACCGGATCTACTGTTACCTGCGGTTGAGGTACCGCTTGTGGCAGCGTACATACGGCAAGGAGAAGATGGGGTTTGTGGCGACGTGGGTAGGATACATTAAAGCGATTGCCAAAGAACTGCACCTGGCTGATAAGACCGTATCAAACGCCATCCGGGTTATGTACCAGTGTGGATTGGTAGTGCCGTACTATGGAGCGATTGAAAAAGGGCGTTTGGAATCTGACCGGCCGGAGATGATTTTGGCGCTCCCGCTAATGTGTGGTGACAACATGGTGGAGAAGGTTGTGCGCGAAACAAAGAACCGGTACCGGCGCAAACCCAACCGAGCAGGCTCCAACTGGTACCCGGCAGGCCAGACATGCGGAGCGGAGGACAAGCCAGAACCAGCAGAGGAGGTGATGCCGGAGCCGGAGCAGGAAACCCCGCCAGAACCGCCGATGGAAGAGTTGTGCAACACCCAGTTTTGCGACGGGTGGGAGATGCCGCCTGATAATTACAGTGACTGGGGATTGTGTGAGGATGAAATATTCTAAGCAAAACGAACGTATATTGCCCACTTTACCTTTTCTACGAAAAAATATTTTTTTGGAGGTATAAAACTTTGAACAAGAAAGAAGCTGAAACTTTGTTGATACTGACAAATTTTCTGCATGACCTGTGGCAGGGATTTAAGGCCATGGTGCTGGTTGGAAGCTGCATTGTGGTGATCCGGCTGGCGTTGCAGATGTTGGGCACTATGGCCACAGTTGGAATTTTTGTGGCGCTGCCAGTCTTGTACGCGCTGCTGTGGGCGGCACTTTCCCGTGAGGCGTTTGATAGCGGGCGGGTTAGCATTGAAAAGATTTACAACCTGGAAAAAGCCGAGAACAAAGAGGATGACCCGAATAACAAGGAGGACGAGTAATGTTCGCACCACCACTATATATTGTGCGAAAGTTGAACCTGACCTACATTATCAACCATGACTATAACATCCAGATCAGCCAGGAGGAGGAAGAGCGCTTTTATGTAAAGCAGGGTGATAACATGCTGTTCCGGCAGATCCGGCTGCTTACATATGAAAGCAACGAGTACAACCGGTTTGTTGTGTTTGTGGATTGCGTGGGTGGCCAGAACAAAAAGGCGGCCATGAAGCGGTTGATCCAGCACGGGTTTAAGATTGGAAAGCAAGAGTTTGTGCTGAGTGAACGCAGCGCCAGTATGGTGCGGCAGGGCATTTTAAGCTTTGTGGACAGGCGGTTGGCCCACGACCTTGACGTGAGAATTACGATGGGAATACAAATCCAGGAAACAGTATTGAGTAGTTATTAAAATTGCTCCTATAGCAAGTAATTGTTATTAGCAAACTCCTTTAATTGCTGGAACGCCTTTAGAGATTGGCGGGCTACAACACAGCGATGAAACAAGCGCAAGTGTGAAAGCTGGAAAACTGCCAGGATTAGGTAATCAGCAGCGAAGCCCTGAACAGGGGAACGTTCATCGACTACCGCGAGTGCGGGTAAGGCAAAGCGCCGAGAATGGGGAGCATCCTACCGGGATGAAGATATAGTCAGTGCATCTATGGAAACATAGAGAAATGAGGCTTGCAAAACTCGCTTTAACAATAAAGAAAAGAAGGAGGTGAGAAAACATGTTAGTTGAAAATCAGTTTGTTGAAGTCAATGGTAAGATGGTTGATGCAAAAACATTAAGTCATGGCTCGAATAAACGAGTACGCGTTATCTGCGATTACTGTGGCAAAGAGTACACCATGGTTTATCAGAAGTATTATCAGCGCGTGCTCAATGGAACAGTTCATAAATGCGCTTGCCGCCAATGTGAACACTTTAAGATTGCAGAATCTAACCTTATCAACTACGGAACCTCTAGTACCAACCGTCTTGAATCAGTTAAACAGAAAAAAGTTCAGAAGTATATAGAGGTTTTTGGTGCGCCTAATCCCATGATGAACGATGAGATTAAGGCGAAAAATAGAGCCTCTTTGATAGAGCATTACGGAGAGAATTTTCAAGAAATCCGTCGTGAAAAAATTAAAGAGACAATGCTCGATCGGTATGGTGTTGATCATCCTAGCAAAAGCAAAGAGATTCTTGAAAAGAGACGATTGGCGAACCGTGAAAAATATGGCGTTGATTATCCTTTGTCGCTTGATTCTGTCAGAGAAAAAATTGCCGTTACTACATACCTAAACAGAACAGGTAAAAGCAGCCCGGAGCAGGAACGCATTTGCAGGTTGTTAGGTGGAGATTTGAATTTTCCTATTGGCAGATATCTGGCAGACATTCTGTTGGAGGATAACGTAATTATTGAGTTTGATGGTTCCGGTCATAAAGCCAATGTTCTATATGGCAGATATTCTTCAGAAGAATTTGAAGCACGAGAAAAACAGCGTGAAGATTTTATCTTGAGTAAAGGTTATAAAATTATTCGTTTTGTTCACACTCGTCATACCGTAATTAAACAGGAAGAGTATCTGCAAGCATATGCCATGTGCAAAGCTGCGCTGAAAAATAGTAATGTTGTAAAGTACAGCTTTGATGAGCACAAGATGCTTTGATATATAATTGCAAGCTGAAACTTTTGCGCCTAGCGAACGCAGAAGAACAAACCAGAAATTTTACGCTTATCGCGGCCTGATGTATTCCAGCTGCCACTGCATTGAGAACTGGTACCCGACCATTGTGGTGGTGCCGGACTGTTTTGTGACGATACCAAACCAGAACATTAAATATGTATATGACCGCAAGATCCAGTTCAAAGACCGCAAGACCGGGGCTGACCGCGAGTGGGTGCAGAAAGACATTGCGGAAACTACCCGCGACATTGAGATAAACGCCTTTGATGGCTGCGGGATCGCACACCCCAAGATTATGCAGGAGATACAGCGACGGTTGGGCAGTGAGACGCCTGTGACCAGTGTAGTGTGGCGTATGCCGTACTTTAAGGGCGTGCTGAACCAGATGGACTATGAAACGTTTTTTGCAGAACGCGGGGTACGATTCATCAAAGACATTTGGGGCGTGGAGCATGACGTAAGCCCCGGCGCGGAACCCAAGATTATTGCGTGTGAGAGCATGTACAAGGGGTACAAGTATTTTAAGAAGACCGGCACGATTGCGGACTGGGAAGAATACTGGTACCAGTTCAAGAAGAACAAGCACTGCATTGGCATTGCAAAGTGGCAGTTTGATATTGACACAGAACCGCTATACACCCGCGGCAACTACCAGATTTTGCAGGACCTGGATTTGCCGGTAGACGAGTTTGAGCACCTGGCAGATTACAGCATTGATTGGGTTGAAAAGATTGAGAACGGCGATCCGGTATACACCTACTGCTTTTTGGGTATGCTGGCTGACCGGCACAAACCGCTGAATAATTATTGCGCGGCGATTTTGAAGAACCCGGAGATGCTGAAAGAGGAGGGGGTACGAAAGTACATAACCAACCTGCTTGGAAAATATAAGGACGACATGAAGTGCGGCAAGCTGTGGCTGCGCGGAAGCTTTAAGTTCCTAGTGCCTGACCTGATTATGCTGATGGAACACATCGCCGGCCTACCCTTGAAGGGGGCGCTGGAGACGGATGAGTTTTACAGTTTTGACAGAACAGGAACAACGCTTGGCGAACGGCTGATTGAACGCAACCCACATATTTGCAAGAGCGAGCATGTGATCCTGAAGGGCGTGACCAACCCGCTGCTGGAAAAATATTGCGGCCAGTTGGTGAACACGTTGATTGTTAATTGCAAGAGTATTACCCCGCAGAGATTAAATGGCGCGGATCGGATGATGGTCCGGGGCTGTGGTAACACAGCATTTGGAACGGTGTGAACCCTTCGTCAGGGGTGTGGCCCATATGGGCTGCTAACAGGGAATGTCTGCCTGAGAGACGGCAGGAGAATCCTGTGGCTGGAAACGGCTGCAACGACTATCTGGGATGAGTGTACCAGAGCAAGGCTGCTATTGACACGCAGTTTGGAGCGCACCGCTGCCGGGAAACCGGTAGAAGATATAGTCTATACCTATAAAAAACAACGTAGGTATGTACGATGGCGATTTAACTTTGCTTCTTGACAGCCCTTTGATGATGAAGGGTGTGGACAGGAACGCAAAAATTGTAATTGACATTGAAGATAAAGTAACTGCGCTGGCGGAGAAGGACACGATCCAGAACCGCACGGCGTGCATTATGCGCAGCTTGAAGAGTTTGATTGGTGAGATTTCCAATTACGCGAGCTGCTACCACAACAAAACACCAAAAACCGAGAAGCAGAAAGAAACATACGCCCGGTATGTTGACCTGCTCTCCATAACCAACGGTGGCTTCGCCGTTGTAAAACCGCGTGAATGCCTTATCAGCAGTGTCGCCTAAAGGGCGGCTAACGGTGAAACTCTTTACAATACAGCGTAAAGACAATACCGTGCCAAGCTTTGATTGCCAGTTACTGGTAATTACTGAAGGTGTAAAGACTAGGGGTGATGAGTGTAGCCCTGTAGGCCGGGAGATGATAGCCCGGACGCCAAGCGCGTGGCCATGGAAACATGGAAGAGATAGTCTGGCCTGTATGGTGACATACGGGGTAATTGAAAAACGAAAGCCATCAAGAATCGGTGGCCCTGTGCGGTGACGCGCAGTGGAAACAGCTGGTGAACCTGCAAGAGCAGGGTGTACACAGGACAAATGTGGAAACGCAGGAAATGGCGTTTTGTCTGTGTGCTAACAGGGAAACTATCATGGTTTGATACAATCCTGTGCCAAGCCTTATACATATAATAAGGAAGGTCAAGAGACTAGCCCGCAAGGGATGTACGCGATCCGGTGAAAATCCGGCGTGGAAGTGCCAGCCTCTCATACACGCCAAGAGTGTGAGATGATGATATAGTCCACAAGCAAGAATGCGATTTTGCAAAGACGGGTGTGCTGTACCCGGTGCCGCGGCAGATTGCCAAGTATGGCAGACCTTTGCCGTATTTTATGAAGTATGCAAGCCCGTACTATAAGCGGATGAAGCGCCTGAGCTGCGCCCACAGCAACATGAATAAGATGTGTTGGGTTATTGAAAAGTGGGCGGACGGGCTGCGCCACAAAAGGAGTGACGGGTTTGATTACACAATTATGATTGACGCGGAGGTGGGATTTAGCCAGGAGCATTTTGATGCAATTGAAAAAATCTACTTTGAGTTTAATAAAACGGTAGCCGAGCTGGCAGAGACTGAATACCATTGCCGTTACTTTGACCGGTTCAAAGATGAGCTGGAGGCTGAGGGCGTTACAAAGGAGTTTGCCGCCAACTTTGAGGTTGACTGGCAGCTGTACTATAACAAGTTCCGTGCCCGGTGTGCAGAGATTTGCCTTGACCCCAAAGAACTGGCCAACATTGCCGTGATGCTTTGCTACCAGAAATACCCCCGCCGCAGCAAGAAGTTTATGTGGGTGGTGGCCGGCACCGGCATTGTGGAGAACATCCAGCAGGTGAACATTTGCTTGCCGCAGCTGTGCGATGACGGTGAATACGAGTACCTGGGCAAGCGTTATGCCCTGGTGCCGGTTGGCAACGAACTGAACATTGAACCGATTGAAGGAGGAGAGGGGTAATGTATTACAGCTATTATTGCAATGAAAAGATGCTGCTGGATAACTTTGACGATTACAATGAAAGCCCGCGGCTGTTACGGCGGTTGTTGGCGCAGAGTGGGTATGAGCCAGATTTTTGTGCAGATATGCAGCTGGCCCATACAGACCCCAAGTACATAAGGCAGTATGACCGGTTGGACCTAATCCAGCAGTACAAGAAAAAACAGCTGAAGAAGTGTGGACTGCGGCAGGTTGACAAGATTTGCCTTTATGAGAGCGACCTGACTTACATCCGGCTGGCGATCCGTACTTATGGGCTGACGCAACGACAGGTGAAGGTTTTGCTTGGCGTGATTGTTATGTGCCGGCTGAATGGTAGTGACACGCTGGATCTGATGAACCGATACAGGATCAAACAGTTCTGCTCTTGCTTTGGGCGAGATGTGACGGCGATACACATTGATGGCGCGAACTGGTGGGACGGTTATGAAGCGCCGGTGGAGCTGGATGTGCTGAGTGATAAGTGCGGAATATTGAACCGAATTACTTGCAAGCCGGGTCCGGGGCGGATTGGCTGTTTGTATGAGTATCCGTTTTATGATCACAAAAGCGAAGGTGTTTACTGCTGGGATGTGACGGCAGAGAACAACCGGTTGGATATGGATAAATTGTGCGCAAAGATCGGGCTGTTTGACAACCGATACTGCGAAAAGTGTGGGGAAGAGATCGCGTGGAATGCCAAGGCACACTACTGCAAGACCTGCGCGGAATTGGAAAAAAATGCCAAGACATTGGCCCGCGTGACCCGCTACAGAAACAGAAATAGTACCTTGTAACGCTTGAAGCTGAAAACCCCCTATATATGATTATAGAGGGTAGAGTGCCCCTGACCATTATGGCCGGGGGTTCTTTTTATTCTCAGATTATTTTTTATAAGGAGATTTTTGAAGATGATTGTTATTTCTAAGGAAGAAGCAAAAATGTTGCGCAAGAAGTTCCCCGGTGTGCATATGGTTACGACCGTGAACAAGACGATGGTGGATGAGCTGCCGTATGTGCTGCAGGCTTTGCCCAACAACTATTTTGCGCAGGAAGCTTTGGCTGAGATGGAGCGTGACCAGCGCCGCACCGGAATTGCGAATACACGGGGTGACGTGAATGCTTGAACTGCACAAGCTTGCCAAGGAAACTGACAATGAATACATCTACCGCATTTGTGCTGCCAAGGACCAGATTGGCACCTGGGACGATGTGGCGGATGTGATCAATAAAGAGCTGGGCCAGGACAAGGATGAGTGCGTATATCGTAAGAACTGGAAGGCGTTCAGCATGCTGGCGCACGCCAGTGAAACCAACCTGAGTGACGCCCAGCAGATTTTGGGCGAGATTAAAGAGCAGCGCCGCGAGCTGGAAAAAGAAAAGGTTAAGCTGCGGGACGAGCGCAATGAAGTGAGCCGCCTGATGCGGGTACAAGCCCGTGGAGAAAGCATGCGAGAGCTGATTGAACGGCGGTTCAGCGCTTATAAGCCGGAGACTTTTGAACACATTGGGGTAGTTAGTACAGAAGCACTGACGACCGACCTGATTGTTCACCTGACCGACCTGCATGCGGGAGTCAAGATTGAGAACCTTTACAATAGTTTTGACCAACAGGTGCTGCGTGCCCGGCTGAAGCGCTATGCGGAAAAGGTATATGTGATCCAGAAGCGCCACAATGGTCAGAATTGTTTTTTGGTGCTGGGCGGAGACCTGGTAAACGGTGAGATCCACCTGAACAACCGGCTGGAAAACAACGAGAATGTAGTGGACCAGGTGATCAGCGCCGGGGAAGCCGTGAGTTGGTTTGTGGCCGAACTGAGCCGTATGTTTGAACGTGTATACATTTATAGTGTGCCGGGCAACCACAGCCGGGTGTTCCCTGCCAAGGAGGATAACCAGCACGGTGAATACCTGGACAAGCTTGTGACTTATATTGTGGGCGCACGCTGTGCGGCACTTGGCAATGTAGAAACCTACCAGAATACGATTGACGAGACGATTGCGGACTTTATGGTACGCGGCCGACTGGTGTATGCAGTGCATGGTGACAAAGACACACCGGGCAGCGTGGTACAGACCTTGACCATGATGACAGGTGATAAACCGGATATTGTGCTGATGGGACACCGCCACACCAATGCCCTGACGACTGTATACGATACGAAAGTATACGAAAGCGGCTGTGTGGATGGCGCGGACAACTACTGCATGGATAAGAGATTGCGAAATAAACCGGAGCAGAACGTGCTGGTGGTGAATGCTTACGGCGTGGACTGCTGTTACGATATTACGCTGGATTAGAGCGTGGGATTTTTTGATGAGAGGGGATGGTTTTTAGAGTGGGTGAGTATGAGAAGAAGCAGCCCGAATACTTTTGCAGTTATTCGGCGCGGCTTACGAATTTTTTGAAGGCGTTTGGTTTGAGCTATGAAAGCCGGCAGATGAACCCCATTACCCAGACAAGCTACTGTGTGTTTAAGCGCAGCCAGAAATTGATGGACGTGGTGGAGTTTTGGAACGAGTGCCGGAACAACTTCCGTGATTATGATGAGAACGGGAACCGCGCCGATAAGGTGGGTGACTGAACATGGCCGGAAGACCGAAAGGCTCTAAAAATAAAGCTACAATTTTACGAGAAAACGCAGAAGCGCAGGCCAAGATTCGCCGCATGATGGCAGAGGACGATGGGCCTGCGTATTTTGTTTGCGCCTGTTGCGGCAAGCGGTTCATGCACCAGAAGGATAATTTTTCCCCTGCGCAAAGCGAGCTGTGGCGAGGGAATAACCATTACTTTCCGGTATGCAAAAGCTGTATGGACAAGCTGGTTGACCATTATACCCAGGCGCTGGGCAATGAGGATGAGGCCATGAAACGGGTGTGCATGCTGTTTGACATTTATTATAGCGAGGGCCTGCTGAAAAGCACGGCAAAGCATGCCCCGAACACAAGCCGGATGACAGCTTGGATCAGACATTGCAACATGACCCAGAACCATGGCAAGACCTTTGATACCTACCTGGAAGAAATCAACGGGCGGGTGATCAATGATGTAAGCGATATCAGCGAGACACGACCAAACGGCGGCAAGGTAAGCCAGCGCATGGTTGGGTTTTGGGGGCCAGGGTTCAACGAGGCCGAGTATGTGCGGCTGGACAATGAGTACAAGGACTGGATTACCCGGTATGAGTGCTCCACAAAGGCGCAGGAAGAATTGTTCAAAGCAATCAGTATGGCGCAGATTATGCTGACCAAGGCATACCAAACGGGTGACACCAAGAAGGTAAAAGAGGCCAGCGATACTTTGCAGAACCTGCTGGGTAGCGCCAATATTAAGCCGAACCAGACGAACGATAATGCGCTGGCAGAGGCAAATACCTTTGGCACTTTGATTAAAAAGTGGGAAGACAAAAGGCCGATCCCGGAAGCTGCGCCTGAATGGCGGGATGTAGATGGGATTGGCAAATATTTCCGCACTTGGGTGACAGGGCCAATGATGGAACTGTTCAAAATCAAGAACCCGTGGCAGAAAGAATACGAAGAAGGCATGGCACCTTATACGGCGCACCGACCTGAATATACCGGCGGAGAAGAGGAAGAGAACGAGAGTATCCGCAACGCTATTTTTGGCACCCCCGGTGAGTGAGGTGGTGCTTGAATGGTAAAGAAAACTGCAAGAGAGGTTACGGAAGATAAGACAAGCCGGATCATGAATGCCGTGGCGCTGTGGGCCAGCTTTTACCGGGCGAACCCGCAGAGGTTTTGCAAGGATTATTTGAACGTAAACCTGAAGATGTTCCAACAGATTTTGATTTATTGCATGGCGCTATGCACAAATTTTTGTTTTATAGCGGCGCGTGGTCAACACTAGGCCCCCAGGTTGGGAAACCAGCTTGAGAGAACCGGACAAAATCGGTAGAGGCTGTAAAATGCTAATACCGAGATAACCTACCTTTTTAATAGAAGGAGGTATTGTAACGCATAGGCAGTGAACCTGTTACTGACAGAATATAATCCGCCCACGAGTGCCCGGCACCCTTAGAGGGTGAAAATGTATGCTGAACTTATGGGAAACTATAAGAACTGCCGGATAAAAAGCCGGTAGGATAACATTATTGCTAGGCAAGACGTTCCTATGTGCAATTTTCTGCTGTTGGAAAGCGATCTTGTACCCAGGCAGCTTGATTGTGATTGCGAGCAAAACGCGAAACCAGGGCAGCTTGGTACTGAAAAAGATTGAGCAGGAGTTGGTGCCGCGAAGCCCATTACTGCGCAGTGAGATAAAAGATATAACGATAAACCAGAGTGTGGCGAAGATAACCTTCCGCAATGACAGCGTGATTGAGGTTGTGACCGCCGCAGATACTGCCCGTGGCGGCCGTGCGAGTTTGCTGATCATTGACGAGTACCGCATGGTTGACAAGGAAGTGCTGGATCTGGTTTTGAAGAAGTTTTTGAACTACATCCGCCACCCCGGCTACATGGATAATCCCAAGTATGCTCATTTGGCGGAACGCAACCAGCAGATGTATCTAAGCTCTGCATGGTTTGAACAGCACTGGTCATGGGATTTGTGCAAGGATTACTTTGTGAACATGTTTGACACCACGAAAAATTACTATTGTTTCCGATTCCCGTACCAGATGAGTATTAAGGAAAACCTGCTGCTGAAGAGCCAGGTAGAAGACGAGATGACAGAATCGACGTTTTCTGACATACGGTTCCGTATGGAAAATGAGGCGCTGTTTATTGGCACGACAGACGGCGGGTTATTTAGCTTTGACGACATTAACAAGCAGCGCAAGATCATAAAAGCGTTCTATGCGCCAAACATGATTTTGAACAATAAGGCGGCTTGCCAGTTGCCGGCCAAGAAGACTGGTGAGAAGCGGATTTTGACGGTTGATATTGCTCTGATGAGTTCTAAGCGCCGCGACAATGACGCCACCAGCATCTTTTTGAACAGTTTGGTGCCAGACAGTACAGGCAAGTGTACCAGCAACATGGTGTACACCGAAAATTGCGAGGGTATTATTACGCAGGATTTGGTGCTGAAGCTACGCCGCTACTTTAAGTATTTTGAGTGTGACTACATTGGCATTGACGCAAAGGGTCTTGGTGCTCCTATTATGGATCTGCTGATGCATGAGTGCTATGACCCGGAGACGGGCGAGACATACCCGCCGCTGAACTGCTGCAATAACCCGGATTTCCAGGAGCGGTGCCCCGACAAGACGGCACCCAAGGTGATTTGGGCGATCATGGGCAGCAGCCAGTTTAATAACGACGTGACAATTGCGTTGCGAAGCGGAATCCAACAAGGGAGAATCCGGTTTTTGGAATCCGAATATGACTGCGAAGAGATTTTGCGGGCGAACATTAAAGGTTACGACAAGCTTTCACCCATGGAGAAGATGGCGCTGCAGATGCCGTATATCAATACCGGATTGGCTGTAAATGAGCTGGTGAACCTGGAATATGAAGCAACGAATAATTTGATCCGTGTGCATGAGAAGCCCGGCGCACGCAAGGACCGTTACAGCAGCCTGAGCTACAACTATTACATTGCGCTGCAGGTTGAACGCATGATGAGTAAAAACTTTATGCGCAATAAGAAGATTGAAATAAACTTTAGAGCGCCCAGACTGCGGCATTAAGGAGGCGGCTATATGGAAGAAATACAGCAGAAAAAGGTCGCCATGATCAGCCCGGACGGCAAGAAAAGCTTTGTGCCATTGACGGAATTTATGAGTAAGGTGCGATATGCGAACCTGGCAAACGTGAAGGTCCGCGACCTGGAAAATAACCGCGACTACAACCCTACTTATAAAAAGTACACCAAGAGCCAGATTGTTACCTATTTGGCGAACCCGGCCAACTATGAAGTGCAGCTGCGGCAGATGAGCCAATACCTGTTCAATATTTCGAACTATTACAGGCGGCTGATCCAGTATTTTGCCAACATGAGCACGTTCAGTTACATTGTGGTGCCGTATGGCGTTGATTATTCCAAGAATGTGAACCTGCAAAAATTCAAAAAAGGTTACTATGCGGTGACGGCACAGTTGGAAAAGATGAACCTGCGGCACGAGTTCAGCCGGGCGTTGATGGTGGCGTTCCGTGATGATGTGTATTACGGATACGCATGGGAAACGAACGACAGCTACACATTCCAGCAGCTGGATGCAGACTATTGCAAGATCAGCAGCATTGAGGATGGTGTATACAACTTTGCGTTCAATTTTTCTTACTTTGATTCCCACAGTGAGCGATTGCCAAATTTTCCACCGGAATTTACTACGATGTACAGTGCGTACCAGAAGGATTCCGGCTTGAAGTGGCAAGAGTTGTCAAGTGAAAATTCTATCTGTTTGAAAGTAAACGAGCAGACGTATGTGCCGATCCCGCCGTTTGTGAGCTTGTTCAGCGCACTGGCGGATATTGAAGACTACCGGGCGATCAGTAAGGATGCCAGCGAAGTGAATAATTACAAGGCGTTGGCGCTGGAGATCCCGGTGGGGGATGACGGTACATTTTTGATTGACTACGACCTGTGCAAAGAGTTTTACGACATGCTGTGCAATGTGCTGCCGGAGAACATTGGCGCGATTATGAGTCCGATGAAGATCAGCAGCTGGGACTTTGAAAAAAGTGGAGCTGTAAGCGGCAGTGACGATGTGGCAAAAGCCGAAAATTCGATGTGGAAACAGGCGGGTGTAAACAATATCTTGTTTGGTGGCGGTGAAGACCCCAGCAGCTCTACGCTGAGCCTTTCTACCGTGAATGACCAGATGATTGTGTTTGCGATGATGCGGCAGATTGAACGCTGGATCAACCGTAAATTAAAGAGTGTTTCGACGGCAGTTAAGTTTAAGGTAAATATTTTAGATGTGACGTATTTTAACCGGCAGGAAGTGCATGACCGCTTTGTAAAAGATGGCCAGTACGGAATGCCGGTGCGCAGTGCCATTATGGCGACAAGCGGATACAGCCCAAGCGATATGGAGAACATGCAGTACCTGGAAAACACAGTATTGAACCTGTCGGCCAATGAGGTACCGCTGATAAGCTCCAACACGCAGAGCGCTGCTGACAGTAATGCCGCGACAGATGAAGGCGGACGCCCCACCAATGCAAGTGAGGGTAAGACGCTGACAGACGCAGGCGAGAACAGCAGCGAGGAAGACCTGGCGACAGGAGGCTGATTGAGCGATGAAGCGTGAAGTTAAAGTACGCGGCCGTGACGTGGTACTATATTTGCTGCGCCAGAAAAAGAAGCTGGTACGGGAAGAGCGCGACAGTGGCGGCCATACAGTATATATTTTTGAACTTGACGACGATGATTTGAAGGCTGTGCAGGAGTTTGCCGCACAGCAGAAAAAACGAAATTACTTTTGAGAGACCGCTATGCAAGCGGCCTTTTTTAGTTTACGGGGTGATTGGATGTGAGTGAGCGGTTGAACCGCCTGCCAATTACCTTTGAAAAAACCGGAGAAGTGATGGGTAAAGATACGCGTTTTATTAACGTGACGATTGATGTGCTGCATACTGGCGGCAACCTGAACGGATCGCGGTTTGAAAAAGAGGTAGTTGACCGGGCAGCAAAGAGTATTGCGAATACCCCGATCCTTGGATACATTGAGCAAAATGACGATGATGAGCTTGATTTTAAGGGCCACGAACATGAGCTGATTGTGGACGAGGACGGGATTCGATATGTATATGCCGGTAGCGCTTACGGTGTGATACCGGAGAGCTGCAACCCGCGCTGGGTAAGCCGGGATGACGGCACAGGAAAAACACGGGAATATTTGCGCGTTGACGGGTTGCTGTGGACCAAGTTTGACGATTCCTGTGGGATTTTTGAGCGGGATGTGGTGAAAGGGCAGAGCATGGAAATCACCAACATGGAAGGCTATGTGGATAAAGACGGCTACTATGTTGTGCAGAATTTTGATTTTGATGGCTGCTGCGTGCTTTCCACCACTGACCCACAAATCCGACCAGCAATGACGGGCAGCACAGTTACGGCGAATTTTACCGCCGCGACGATTGCGAGCCAGGTTAAGGATATGCTGGCGGAATACACAGCTTTACAGAGATCTGAATCCTCCAAGGAGGCTCAGATAGATAATTTTGCGAAAGGAGACGATTGCTTGAAAGAAAAAGAAGAAATTCTGGCTTCTTACGGCATTGACGCTTCTACGCTGGAGTTCTCTTTGGAGGAAATTACCATTGAGGAACTGAAAGCGAAGTGTGAAGAGATGGCTGCAGCAAAATCTGCCGAGCCGGAAGAGCCGCAGGGTGAACCGGAAAGTGAGCCGGCCGCAGAGCCTGCTGCTGAACCTGCAGAACCCGAACCCCCGGCAGAACCGGAACCCGTTGCGGAACCGGAAGGCGGCGAACCTGCTGCGGATTACAGCCTGAACCTGTGCGACAAGCTGAACGAAGTAAACGAGGCCATTAGCGCTGAAACCATGATTGACCCGTGGGGCTATGAAGTGAGCCGCTATTGGCTGCAGGATGTGCAGGATGACCTTGCCGTTGTGATGGATTGCCAGGATTGGAAGATCTACAGCTTTACCTTTACCATGGATGGCGACAACGTAAAAATTGATTTTGCCAGCAAGAAACGCATGAAGGTAAAGTACGAAGCCTGGGATGAAGGCAGTGCCGATGTGGGCGTGCCCGCGCTATACAGCACCATGGGCGACAAGGCCAAAGAGCAGACCGAAAAACTGGAGGCTGCCAACAAGCAGTACAGCGAACTGAAAGCAGAGTATGACGAGATGAAGCCGAAATATGATGCTTACGTTGCGGCCGAGGCTGCTGCTGCCAAAGAAGAAGAGAGCGCTAAACGCGAACAGCTGTTTGCCGTTATGGATCAGAAGCTGGATGGCGATGCTGATTATGCCAAACTGCGAGATAACAAGACGATGGAGTTTACCGTTTTGGAAGATGCTTGCTACAAGCTGTTGGGCAAAAAGGCCGCTGAGTTTAGTTATGTTCCGCCCAAAGAAAAGAAGGGTGAGGTAAACAAGGTACGGTTTGGCGTGAATGGCACACAGAAGACAGAGAAGCGCTACGGCGACCTGTTTGAACGCTACCTGAAAAATACTGAAAAATAAAAAGGAGTTACATATTATGGCTAACATTAAACATGCAGTTGTTGGTACTGACGGCATGGCTGGTACCATTAACCCTGTATACCTGAAGCACGTCGTTTTTTACAAGGACGGCAGCCCCGCCGCTATTGATAACGGCAACATTATTGCGATTGGCAATGCGATCGGCCCCGAAATCTACAAGGCTGAGGCTCCCTCTGCTACTACTAAGCGCTACATGCTGGCTCTGGTTGATGGTGTTGAGCTGTTCTACGATGAAACCCGCACCCATTATCTGCCTGAGTGGGAGAATGAGGCTGGCAAGCCCGTCCGCGTTTATCTGATGGTTCCTCCCGCTGACTCTTTCCGTGTTACTGCTGAAGCTTTTGATGGTGTTCCCCAGAAAGGCAAGTTTGTTGCTTTTGCTGCCAATTCTACCAAGCTGAAGATTGAGGATTCTGAGTCTGCTGACAATGTTTTTGGCGTTATTAAGCACGATCCTGTGAAGGTTGGCTTTGGCGATGGCCAGTATACCTATTACATCGTTGATGTGATCGCCTGATTTTTTTGTATCAGCGAGTTAGTTATAACTAATTACTGGTGTGGCCTATGGCTACACCTATCTTTATATGTAAAGGAGTATTAACATGGATGAGAAACTGATTAAGCTGGCCGTTGATGGCTACCATGGCCACCTGGGCGAATACAGCGTGAAAGACAGCCAGGAAGTTCTGCGCCAGGCCATGATTGAGGCTAATAATGGCAAGACCAGCATGAACTACAAGGATATCCGTGATGGTAAGTGCAACAACCTGTTTGCTATTACCGAAGTTCTGATTGATAAGGTCAGTGAAGAGGGCCTGAAAGGTGACGAGTTCTTTACCAATTTTATTGAGGACCGCAACACCTCTCTGGGCGATACCAACATTTTCCATACCACCAAGCCGTGCCTGCTGACCGTTGCTGACATTGCTGAAGGTAGCCAGGCTGTGCGCCGCCAGCGCCTGGAAGCCGGCCAGGACATTACCGTGAACACCCAGCTGCGTGCTGTGAAGGTTTACGAGGAAATGAACCGCGTGATGGCTGGCCGCATTGACTTTAATGACCTGGTTGACACTGTTGGCCGCAGCTTTACCCAGTATGATCTGGACAGCGCTTATCTGGCATGGACCAGCATGTTTACCAAGCTGGACCCCGTTTATACCCAGAGCGGTTCTTACAATGAGGACAAGCTGCTTGACCTGATTGAGCACATTGAAGCTTCTACCGGAGACACTGCTACTATCGTTGGTACCCGCAAGGCACTGCGCAAGATTACCACTGCTACCATGGGCGAGCAGGCCAAGAGCGACCTGTACAGCATGGGCTACCTGGGCCACATTGCCGGCACCCCGATGATTGCGATGAAGCAGCGCCACAAGATCGGCTCTACTGAGTTCATTCTGCCTGACGACACTGTTTACATTTTTGCCGGTGACACCAAGCCCGTGAAGCGCGTTACCGAGGGTGAAGTTACCATGCTGATGGGCGACCCGATGAACAAGGCCGACCTGACCCAGGAATTCCTGATGACCAAGCGCACCGGTGTTTCTATCATTCTGGACCGCGACTTTGGTAGCTACAAGTTTGCCGGATAAGGTTTTGAGCTGAACGATACCCCTGCCGCAAGGCGGGGTTCTTTTTTATATAAGGAATATTTTGGAGGTATGTTTTGGCAACTGCGAAGATTACCAATGAAACCATGGTGGAATGCAAGAACGGCACCCATGGCAACTTGTTTTATGCTTCGACCCGCAACCCCGGCTACACCGTTGAGTGGACCGAGTTTGGCGAGGTGCAGGAGATGGACTATGCCGAGCTGCTTGTAATGCGTGGCAGCCAGCCGCGGTTTTTCCGTGATAACTGGATTTTGATTGAGGACGCCAACGTATTGCGCAAGCTGGGTGTGGAACGTTACTACAAGAATGCGCTGACCACGGAGAACTTTGACGAGGTGTTTAAGTGGACCCCGGATGAGATCCGCGATAAGGTGCCCAAGATGAGCGAGGGGATGCGCGACAGCATCCGTATCCGCGCAAAGGAGATGCTGAAGGCAGACCAGCTGGACAGCCGTGCCATGATTAAAGCATTGAACGATGTGCTGGATTGCGATTTGGAAGAATCCGTTGCATTGGAGGCACCCAAGAAACCCAGAACCCGCAAGAGCGGCGTTGAGATTGTGACGATCGGCGGAACCGAAGAATAATGAGAGGAATGGTGCGGGCCAATGGGCACAAGATACGAGGAAGTTTATGAGCGTTACCGTGGCCAAGTCCGCAACTATGAGTTCCTGGACTACGATGCGGTGACAAGAGAAGCAATGCAGCTGGATCTTTTGAAGATGGCAATCAGCGATTTTGAGGATGTGTGCAAACAGGACCTGAATGACAGGGAAGATGACCTGCTGGAGTTCAACATTACGCTGACGAACCGCGAGAAGGATATTTTGGCACTGGGCATGATTGTGCATTTTGTGCGCCAGTATGTTTATAACACAGACGCATTGCAGAACGGATTGAGCACAAAGGATTTTACACTGTTTTCGCCAGCCAACCTGTTGGAGAAGATGACGACCCTGCTGACCACGACAGAGCGGCAGCAGATGAAGGAGATTAACCTATACTCTTTCCGCAATGGGGAAATTGCGAGCTTGACTGAGTGAGGTGGTAGCGTATGAACTATGAGACATATGCTGCTATGCTTGGCAGGCACGGAAGTACGCGGCGTGACCGGATGGTTGAAAAGAGCAAACGGGACACGCTGAGAATGGGGCCTAATTCCCCTGCCTATAAAGAGGTAGAGATTGAGGGGGTACCCCACCACATGATGATTATTAGCAGCACGGTGACAAACCAGAAGATTATACGCACCATGCCGGGCGACAACTTTGAGATTGGAAAAATTATGCTGTTTAGTAAAAGCCATTGGCTGATTACAGAGCGCGATGCGGACGATGAAATAACCGTGCGCGGTAAAATTGAGCTGTGTAACCGGAGCATCCAGTGGCAGAACCATGAGACCGGGGAAATTATTACCCGGTGGGCGGTTGTGGACAAGCCGTATTTTTCCAACCTGAACGAAGATGTATACATGACCATTTCCAGCCGCGAATTCCAGGTGAAAATACCGTATGATGAGGAATCGGCTTTGCTGGATGTGGGGAAACGCCTGATGATGGAGCAGATCAATGGCAAGCCTAAAACTTACCGTGTGACCTGTGTGGACGCTATGACAGAACGCTACGACTGGAATGACGCCCAGACGGGATTTTTGGTTTTGAACCTTGAACAGGACCAGCATGTGGAAGAACAGGATAACGCCGAAAAGATGCTATGCGATTACCAGGAGGTAAAGCAAGCACCGGAGGACGGCGAAGTGGTTATTAAATACGCGGGCGAACCTAAAGTGCGCATTTGCGGGCGTGGCAAGATTTTTAAGGCCACGATTGATGGCAAGCCGCTGCCGGGATGCACCTGGAGCCTGAGCGTTGATGATAAAGCACTTGAAACAAAGGTATACCTTGCCAACAGTGTGCAGTGGAACCGGGTAACTGGGGACAGCTGCCGGGTATGCGCAGAGGATAATGCCGTGCTGAATGGAGCCACCGTGAAATTGACGGTTGTGGCACCGGACGGCAAGAGCACAGACAGCATTGCAGTGAAGGTGGTGGACGTATGAACCTGAGTGAGCTGGGAGAATACAAACACAAAGTAGCCGCCCTGCTGGCACAGGACGACACCATTATTAACCTGCTGCTTGGCCCCGTGGACGATGATACTGACACGGACGAGATGCTACTGGGCGATAAAAGCATTAGTACCGGACATATTTACGAGTTTGAGTATGTGCCGGAGATCAATGAAACGGCGGATACCTACCTGTGCATGGAGACTGTAGTGGCTAAGGCACCGAGCGATACGGCATACAGAGTGTACCTGTACATTTTTGCCTATTGCAATAAGAAGGTAATGAAGAGTTACCGACACCCCGGCGTGCTGGGGACGAAGGCCGATGTGTTGGCCATGAACGTTGACCGTTTGCTGAACGGCAGCGAAGATTTTGGAATTGGGAAGGTACGGTTATTGAACAACGATGTATACAAGCCGAATAATAATTATTACGGCCGCTGCATTACATACGAAGTGATGGCGTTCAACCGCAAGATGGGTGGCGCAAAGTGAAAGTACCGTACTATGAACTGCTGAACCCCGAAGGTTTTATGGTGAAAAACGTGGGCAGAGTACACTCGCCACGACTGAGCGATATTAACAAGCGCGGCTATATGAGCTATCAATTTGCGCTAAGTACCTTGCTGCTGACACCACAGGCGATGTTTGAAGACGTTGCCAAGGTAACAGGGCAGGAGAACCCGTATGAAGCTTTGAGTGAGGAGGAAAAAGCCACCATTAACACCTTTGATTTATTGAGTATGAGCAAAGAAAGCCAGGCGGAGATGATTGCCGCACTGGCCTTTTTTATTGATGCGCCGCTTGAATATGATGAAGCGCACCATGCTGTGCTGGTGAATAAAACCGAGGTGGGCGATAAGATCCTGATTGATGGTTCCATAACGCGAGATAACTGGGCAGAGATTTGCGACATTTGCCTGCAAACCGCGTACATAGACCAGAAGCGGGAGGAAAACTTGAAGTTCAAAAATGAGGCTGCCCGCAAGTTTTATGAACGATTCCAAAAGAAAAAGGCTGAATATGAAAAATCGAAACGAAAAGAGCATAAGAGTAACCCTGATTTGGAGTTGGGGAACATCATCTCTGCGCTGGCGACAAACCATAACAGCCTGAATTATACGAATATTTATGATTTGACGGTGTACCAGGTGCATGACACTTTTAACCGTCAGAACATAAAAAAACAAAATGAGATCCATGACATGAACTATGCCGTATGGGGTGGCGAGAACGACCTTGGCGGATGGTACAAACACATGGAGACTGATAAATGATAACGGAGGAATAAGATATGGCTGTAAATCCGAATATGGCGAACCGTGAAGTTGCTGATCTGGTTCTGCTTGATTACAAGACCAAGAAAGTTTTTCTGCCCATTGATTTTGCCAACGTGACCACCACTGACTTTACCGCAAACCGCACGTTTGCAAAGGGCGGCCAGGGCGCACCGAACCGTGTTGGCTTTGATAGCGAGCGTGCAGGCACCCTGAAAGTTGACACCCAGATCATGCCTGTTAAGCTGTTTGCCCTGCTGAGCGGCCAGGACATTGGTAAGGTTGCAAAGATTATGAAGCGCGAGGTACTGACCGCTACCACTGACGGCATTGAACTGAGTGAGACCCCGAAGGCCGGCACTGTGCAGGTTTTTGCTGTTTCTGACGACGCCGGTACTGAGATCAGTGATCTTACCACCAACGACAAGAAGGTTACTGGTGCTGGCCTGCAGGACGGCAAGAACTATGTTGCCTACTACTTCTACGACAAGAATGATGGTGTTCAGACTGTCAAGTTTGATTCTGACACATTCCCGCGTGCCTTTGAGGTCCACGGTATGATGCCGTTCAAGACCGAGGACGACGAGATTGTGCAGTGTGAGCTGGTTTACTACAAAGCTCAGCCGCAGGCAAGTTTCAGCCTGGCTTTCCAGAACACTGGTGATCCGACCACTGTTTCTATCACCTTTGACTGCATGGCCAATCAGGACGGCGACATTTACAGCATGAACTTTATGGAGTGATCAACGCAAATTCCTACCTTATTATATATAGGTTTGAATTGTGATGTTTGATCCGTGGGGGAGCGAAAAGCTCCTCCATTTTTAGAACGCGAAAGGAGTAGCGTGCATGGAAGACAAGGATACCGGCGGTATTGCCGATGTGAAGATTGAACCTGTTGAAACTGCTGCCCCGCCTAAAGTGCCCCTGAAGCGTCAGGTGCGCCCGCTGAAGGGCGTGGTTGTGTACTGCAACAAGGAACGCGGGTACATGGGTTTTGAATGTGACGGGCACGGCTACCAGGTGCCGGTGAAAGACGGCTATGCCGTGGGCGATGTGGTCAAATTTAAGATTGCAGACGGGAAGATTGAGTTGTGCAAGTAAGCGGACGAAGCAAGTACAATGTGAGCCGTGACAAGAGCAAACGCACCTATGACGGGATTGTGTTTGACTCTGAACTTGAGATGAAATATTACAAGGATGTTGTGCTGCCGGGGGTTGCCAGCGGAGAGATTGTGGATTATCAGCTGCAGAAACCCTATGAGCTACAGCCAAAGTACCGCAAGGAACATGGGGGAAGAATGGAGACGGTGCGAGCCATTAACTATGTGGCTGATTTTTGGTTGAAGTATAAAGACGGCACGACAGAGGTGATTGACACCAAAGGATGCCCAGACACTGTGGCACTGATGAAGCGGAAGATGTTTGAGTATTTATACCCGGACGAGCATTTGCACTGGATTGTATACCGTAAACGGCGTGGCGGGTGGATTGATTACGACACGCTGTAAACTGGCCTGCCCCTGAAAGATGGGGCGGGCTTTTATTTTTTGTAAGGAGTTTTTTATGGAAATTAAGAAGAACATTCGTGTGGGCGACAGAATCCGGTTTGTGGATTTTGTTTGCGACATGTGCGAGAAGGACGGCAAGCAGTATTACGCGCTGTTTGATTATGCTTGGCGCATTGCGGTGATTACCTTTTTTGCCCCGGAAGTGGAGCTGGACAAGATGGACACAGATGAGATGTGCGACTTTGTTTACAGCCGACAGGGCATTGAAATTGTGGAAGACCCGGATATTGCGGTGATTACAGCGGGACTTTATGAGGCATGTGAAGCCGAGATGAAAGACCGGAAAGAAAAATACATGAAGGTATTTGATGCGATCAACCACCCGGACCCGCTTGACCGGATTGCAGACGCCTTTGTAGAGATTGCAGGGAATTTGAGCCAACTGGGAGACCAGGAATTTTTGGCTGATCTGGTAAAGAAAGTGCGCGAAGGAGAGCAGCCCGCAAAGAAGCCGCCCGTGAAGATTGAAGTTGTGAACGGCAAGGAGAGTTAAATGGCCAAGACGGTAAGCACACAGAAAGGGCTGGAACTGGAACTGCAGCGGCGCATTAACCTGGCACTGAATGGCGGGGCGAAAACGGCTGTGGAGAATTGTCTGAAGAAGCATATCCAGGAAGATGTACTGGATGTATACCAGCCAAAAGTATATGAGCGCCGCGGCCAGGGCGAAGGAGCATTGGAAGCCGACAGCAGCGTGGTGAGCAGCGTGAGAGAACATGTGCTTACGGTAAAGGATATTGGTGTGCCGAATGAATCAGCCCTGGGCGGACATTACAAAACCGGTACCAATACACCGCTTGCTGAGATGGTGGAGAAGGGCGATGTGAAAAACATTTGGGGTTCGCCACCTGATGCGGCCTATTTGCACCCGCGCCCGTTTGTGGCAAACACGGCAAAAGAAATCGCAGATGGGAACAGCGCCATACATGGAGAGATTGTGAAAGCCATAAAAGAGCAGTTCCCTGATAACTAACGCGACGAGAGCTTCGGCTCTTGTCTTGAGCGGCTGATTGAAAAGAATCGGCCTTTGAAGGCTTGAGCCGAACCGTAAGGGGGAAAGTATATGGCGGAAGATTTAAGTATTAAGGTAAAAGTTGAACCTGACGGCGGTGATGTGCAGGGGAAACTGGATAAGATTGCGAAAGACAAAAAGTTTAATGTACAGATTGGCGATAAAAACTTAAAAACACAACTAAATAATATTACAAAAAAAATATCTAATGCTGTACAGAAGAGTCTTGACAATTATCTTGATGCTATGGGTGGATATAGTAAAAAGATAGAACAAGCACAAGCAGTTATTGAACAGGCGCAAAAACGCGAAGAAACTGCACTTATTAGCAGTGTTAATTTGTTGGCTAAAAATGCAAAAGAACGCCAGGAAATAACTGACACGATAAAAGGACAGACCGCCGCCCAAAAGCAATTAAACAATGAAGTTAAATTGACTTTTGCGCAAGAATCGAATTATAACGCGAGAGTAAAAAATAGTACCGAAATTCAAAGGCTTGAAGAAAGTAGAAAGAAGTGGAAACAGCTAGGAGATACCATTTCTAATGTAAAAAATATTATTGCTAAGAATTCCCCGCTGGACGAGGATTCCGAGCTTGATACGACGAAAATAAGTAAAAACTTTTCTGCCATTCAAAAAGAAATGCAGAAATTGATGTCAAATGAATCCTTTTCTGAAGATTTCAAAAATGTAAATACAACCAAAAAGTACATTGAAAATGGTATCAGCCTGATTGAGCAAAGTCTTGACAAGGGTACGGCATCAATTCAGCAAGCTGTTGATAAGTTTCAAGACAATCTGGCTAGAGGTATTTTTTATGATTTTCAGGGATTTATTCAGCAGGCTGACGAAACAAGTATTGGTGATTATGTAAAAAGCGTATTCAATAAAGCTGGAGTAGATAGTGATGAAGCAATAAAAGATTTTAGTAATCTTATTAGTGCAGATGTAAAATCGTCCTCTGGTGAGCTGAAAGAAGCTTACACCCAGTACGCAACAACGCTATTAGAGCTTTTCGATGAGCTTGAGAATAAATTTACAGAAATTGCAACCCCAAATATTTCAGAAAATAGGGCAAAAGAGCTTGCGGTAGAATTTCAATCAGTCGTTACTGAGATTGCCTCTGTCATTGGTGTTTTACCAAAAAGTATTAAAGATAAAACGCTAAAAAATATTGACGCTTTTACACAAGACACCGAGGATAAAATCCAGCAATCTAAAGAAAAAATCAGAAATAGTATTGTTCAAAAAAATCAAGCCGATAAGATTAAACTTAACGTTGATATTAGCGACGAACAGACTGAAGAAAAAATAAAAAATACTAGTGAGTATATTATTGATCAGCTGACGCGAATGAAAACAGCACAGGAGGCTGTTACTAACGAAAAAGGAAGAACGTTAAAAGCTGAACAATATATTACTGAAGCGACCGGTAAAAGTATTACCGGACTTATGAAACTGGTTGAACAGAAAGAACAAATAGCAGATAGAATCTCAAAATTAAAATCTGAGGCCACCGGTATTACAGACGGTAAAGACAAGGCTGATGATGCGAAAACCTTGCTTGAAACGCTTTCGGCAATTAACCCAAGCAAGGTAAAAGATGTTTTGGATAAAGTTTCTGCGTTTGTTAATTCTGTGGTAGAGAGCAACCCGAAGCTTGAAACGACCAAAACAAAAGCTGCTGAATTTAATGCGGCCATTGAGAGCATCAATAAAACTTTGGCAATCTCGACGGCCTTTTTGACCAGCTTAACCAAGGAAGATAAAACGGCCAAAGGAAAGCGCGGCGGCAAAAAGACGCAGAAAGCGGATACTACCGAGGTTGATGAAGCTGTAAAGCTGCAGCAGTTGGTATTGAACGCTGAGAAGGCAGCGGACGCGGTTAAAAATGCTATCACCAATGCCAGCAATTCAATTAGCACCATTACGACCGAATTGAAAACAGCGGCTACCAGTGCAGACGGAGCAAAAGAAGCGACCCGCCCCATGATTGAGGCTGCAACTGCCCTGAACAATACTTTTAAGCAGTATAGTGAATCCCTAGCTGACATAAAGACTAACGCTGGCCTTATAAACGAAACTGCAGCCACAGCCAAGCGCGGGAAGAAAGCCGTCACTGAAACTGACAGCATGGACGATGTGGCTGCCAGTGTTGCAAAAGCGAATGAGGCGAGCACTCAAATCCACACGGTGTTTACCAAGTTTGCCAAGATTGGCGCTGCGACAAATGGGTTTGCTGAAAAAGCAGCGCAGATTATTGCGGCATCTGATGAAGTAAACGCTATTATTCTGGCTTATAAAACCACTGGCGAGCGTACAGCGACTACAACGGTCGATGCGGCAAAACAGCAACAGAGCGCTGCACAGGAGCTTTCTGCCCAGATGGAAACCGTTGGTGCGACCCTGAATAATGCCGGCGAAAAGGTTGGCCGGGCTACCACCGCGCTGAGCGAAGCTGCGCAGGCCAGCGGCACGATTGATGCCAGTGTGAAAACACTTGTTGCGGCAGGAAGCCGGTTAAAGCGACTGTTTATCAGTTATTCTAACATTGCGGCAGGGCTGCAGGAAAACTTGGACAGAGTGGCAGAGATTGATGGCAGCAAGAATGCGACAACTTATCGCAAGCTTGGGAACTTTATCAACAACATCGTTGATTTCTACAAGAAGTCGATTGGTGAGCTGAGTGTCATTAACAGTGTTGAACTGCCAAAAGATGAAAGCGGCAAAACGGTAACGCCGAAGGTTGATGCGGCAGTAACAGAAGCCACCCAGCGATTCAAAGCGACGCTGGATGAAGCACTGAACCAGGCACTGGCTACGCTGAAAGATACCAGCGGCCTTGATGCAAAACTTGCCAAGGCACAGCAAAGTACAGTCGATGCTAAAAAGGCCAAGACTGACATTGTGAATGGCTTTGCGGAAATTACTGCCGTATTTAATAACCTAACGAATGCAGCCAAGAGCATTACGGACAGCATGACGGACCTTGCTAAACTGAAAACCATGACCGACGAGGTAAACATGGACCAGTTTGCGGAGCTGATTAACAACTCTGTTGATGAGCAGATTAAGAAAATCTCCACTAAGATCCGCAAGGACGCGATGCTACAAACCAGCCCCAACAACGACCGGGTGACATCGCTGGCAATGAAGACCGGCAATATTGGCTCCATGATTAAGCAGATGCCGGATGGCGCTGTAAAAGATAGTTACACCAAGCAATTTGCCGAACTGAATGACGACATTACTGCCTTTTATAATGGCAGCGAAAAAGCCGCAACAACCTGGGCAGATATTGTTAGCCGGACCACCGAGATGGCGGAAGGTGTAAAGCAGGTCAATAAAGAGACCCAGGAAGCGGCCAAGGCAGCGGCACAAAGCGCAATTAAGAGTGCGCAAGACCTTGAACAGCGTCAGGCTCTTGCTACAGAATTACAGCAGCGATTTGATGCGTTGAATAACACGATCGCTAAGGGCAAAGAGATTGAAGGTAACGGTAAAGCTTTTAATGAGTTTCATAGTGCATTAGAGCAAATTGAAGTAGACGCAAAGCGTATTGGTCCACAGTTAGAATCTGCACTGGATAAAAAGGATATAGTGTCATTAAAGGCTTTGACGGACTACGACAAAATCTTAACCGACATTGAGCAAAGAGTTGCTAAGGTAATTGACGGAGTGATTAGCACTACTTCAAAAGCTGTTAAATCCGTCGCTGACCAAAAAGAAGAGTTAAAAAATATCGATCCAACTGCTGCGATTAACAAAGCTCTGAATTTGAAGGTTGACGGCGCAGAAAGTGCTAAGATTACACGCCTGCGGAAAGAACTTGAGGAGTCTAAGACTACAATAGCAAACGCCCGTAAAGCATATGAGGATGATTGGAGTTCCGATAATTTTGACAAGCTCGTAACCGCTATGAAAAATGGCCAGGATGCTGCTAACAAATTTACGACAGCAGTAAAGACGGCCAATGATACCATGGCTGACAATGGTACTAGAAGTAATGAACGCCAGTTTGAGCAGATTAAGGACTTTTTGGCAAACTACCAGACGATGCTAACGGCTTTACAGCGGAGCGCTGGCAATAAGGGATTTAAGAATAATGGTATTTACCAGCAAACTGAAAGTGCTCTTAAAAAAATGGTTGAAGAAGCCGAAAAGGTTAAATCTGCGGCTGACGTTCCAACTTTTATTGCTGCGATGGCCAAGCAGTTTGAAAATGCCAAAACACCGATTGAAAGTGTCTCTGATGCGTTGAACGCTGTTAAGACAAAGATTGGCGAAACAAAGGCGAAAGCCGATGAGTTTAATGGCGCTCTTAAATCTCAGCGTGATGTGAACACTTATATTAAGAGTGTTTCTAATTCTTTGTATACAGCACAGAGGTATTTGTCTAATAACTCTAAAATTACAACTGATCCTGCGATATATGCACGGTATCTTGAGTATATTGAACGCTACCAGAAATTGCTGGAATCCGGGAAAATCACACAGCAAAACGGCCAGGAATATGCAAGTAAAGCATCCAAGGAGTTTGCTGAACTGAAAAAGGCAGTGCAGGATGCTGGGCTTGAAACTGACACACTGGCAATGAAGTTCAAAAAGCTGTTTGCGACAAATATCAAGAGTCAGTTTGCCAGCCAGGTAATTAGCATGGTTGAGCAAGGGTTACGACAGATTTACCAGAACGTGGTGAATATTGATTCTGCCATGACCGAGCTGAAAAAGGTTACAAACGAAACCGATAATACATACGATGCGTTTTTGGATGATGCCGGTACGCGAGCAAAGAACCTGGGCGCTTCTATCAGCGATATTGTAACGGCCAGTGCTGATTTTGCACGGTTAGGTTACAGTTTGAAAGATTCCAAAGAATTGGCTGACGCGGCCGTTCTGTACCAACATGTGGGGGATGGAATTTCCAGTGTCAATGACGCTAGTGAATCTATCATTTCCACAATGAAAGCGTTTGGCGTTGAAGCGAAAGATGTAACCAGCATTGTTGATAAATTTAATGAGGTGGGTAAACAACATTGCCCCAAATTTACTATATCGGTTAAAGGGTGGAGGCACCCAAGACCGAGGAAAGATATGGAATTTAACGATAACTTCCTGTATGGCAATAGGGAGGTTATTTTTTTTATGTGTATAAAATCGTTAAATTCTATAAATCCCTAGAGACTGCAGGATATACCTGGCAACAGGTATGTTGAAGTAAGTTCCGATAAGACATCGGTAATATACAGTCCGAACTCATGCTATAACCTAACACTTGAAACATGAGAGGTAGCCAGAAATGACTACCCGCCGTATTGTTTACGGTCAGTAACGGTTGATCCGTGAAAGTAACAGCTTGAATAATTATGCCATCTCCTCGGCTGGAGTTGGCAGTGCGCTACAGCGCTCGGCATCCGCCTTGCATACCGCAGGAAACACGTTGGATCAGAGTATTGGTATGATTGTGGCTGCCAATGATGTTGCGCAGGACCCGGAGTCGGTAGGTAACGCGCTGAAAGTATTGTCACTGCGCATCCGTGGCGCAAAGACCGATCTTGAACAGATGGGCGAAAGCACTGATGATGTAGCAGTAAGTACCTCTAAACTGCGTGACCAGATCAAGGCATTGACCAATGTTGACGGTAAGGGCGGATTTGATATCCTGACCAAGAGCGGGGATTTTAAGTCCACCTATGAAATCATGGAAGGCATTGCCAACGTCTGGAAAGAAATGAACGACGTTGACAAAGCATCCCTGTTGGAACAGGTTGCTGGCAAGAACCGCGCTAACGTTGTTTCCGGTATGCTGGACAACTGGAAGGACGCACAGGATGCCGCCAAGACTGCCGCTGAATCTGCCGGCAGCGCCACAAAAGAAAACGAGACTTACCTTGATAGCATCAATGGTAAAATCTCGCAGTTCACAGCAGCATTTGAAAAACTTTCCAAGGATGTGCTGAATAGCGATCTGATAAAATTCTTTATTGAATTAGCAACACATATTGCCAATCTTGCTGATGAAGCTGTGAAGCTTGTTGATAATATTGGACTAATACCAACTGCAATAGGTGGTATTGGCGCAGCGCTTGGAGTATCACTTATTAAAAACAAAGGCACCAGTGGTAAATTGTATGCCCGTTTACACAAGGGGAATAGTTGTGTAGGATGCAGGTGCCAAATAATTAAATACCCAAATTGCTGGGAAAGGCTAAGAGCCGCATAGCCACAGTGGACCGGTAACGGAACACGATGGAGCCGAAAGGCAGAAACAAGTATGCGGATGCGGTATGCTGAGAGAAAAGCCGCCCCTACGGGGTGGTGCTAACCCGCGCAAACAATGCTTAATCAGCAGCCGAGACACCGCGTACAGGGATGTGCGCAGAAGAAGATGTGTGAACTTTGGTGTTTTGGTTCATCGACTGTATGGGTAGCCCTATTCCATGGTGAAAACCAGACGGGAAGAAAGACAGTCAGAACATTACGGGAAAACCGTAAGAAGGTTATAAAAATATATTTATGAAGGTGGTTTTTGAGGAGATGAGTTGAAAGTGAAGTGGTTGAATGGTATAATTGATAAGGTCAAAAAATCACTGGCTGTTAAGCGTAATATTCATTGGATTAAAAAACATAAAAATGAATTGCGCGAAAAATATGGTGGCAAATCTATTATTGTATATAATCAAAAAGTTATTGCTGCAGAAGCCGATCATCGTAATATTCCAATGGAGAAATGCACCATACAAGGTTCAGTGTGGTATGAAGTGCCTAATATGAAGCTAAACTTTGAACAGCATATCATTGATATAAAATACGAGAGGTAATTAAAATAATGGCTGGGTTTACCATCAATTACACAATAGGTGATACTAAATTTTTATGGGTAATAATCAGTACACCATATAATGATGGAACTGGCCGTATTTGGCGTGGTAATGGGATCTTAGATACCGGCTCTTCGTCTAGTGCCATATCTGAACGTTTAGCTAAAGAGCTAAAGTTGACCTCTATGGGGCTAAAAACATATCATGGTGTTAGTGGCGAAGACTGCGGGGATGTGTATAATACGACATTGAAAATATGCGAGGCTATTCCAGTTACAAGTGTTCAACTAGGAACATTCCATGATCCAGAGGAAGATTTCGATTTCTTAATTGGATTAGACATCATTAAATGTTGTAACCTTAATCTACATTCTCATGACGGAATTATAACATTGCGGATGGAGTGGCCACCAGAATAATAAATAAAGATAAGCCCTGACCTTTAATGGCCGGGGCTTTTGGTATTTTTGAGAGGTAATTTTTTATGGCATTTATGGAAGGTATTTTGAAGCCTTGCCAGCGCAAGGTACTGTTTGAACGAGAATATAGTGCTGAACAGAATACGATGATTTATAAGTGCGAATATGTTATGCGGGCAGTAGCAATCAACTGCAAAAGCTTGACGGCAAACCAAGCAGAGCAGATGGACAAGTTTGCGATGATGGGAATTTATAACGGCGGCTGTTTTAATTGCCCCCAAAATCAAGGAACGGAGGGGTGATTATGGGTGCTACATATAAACCGAACGTTAATCTAAACAATCGCAAAAGTACCAGAGAGATGTTTATGCCAAGTAGCCAATCTACATATAAGGAAGAGGATTTTATGACAATTCAGATTACGGGCAACGCCAAAGAGCTTGCGGCGCTGATTAAAGAGTTGCAGAAGCCAAAAGAAAAAGTAACCGCAAGCCCTATTCCCACTTATGATGGAAGTGGATATGGTTCCGTTAATATTCCGTTAAAATAGAGTTTCTGGTGATATTACCCATTTGGCTTCTTTGGGGGTAAGCACAAGTACATCGCATTCTTCACTAACAGATTGAAGGTTTCCATTATAATATTGCAATTTTGCTACAGTGCTGTTTACAAAACGTAAGTAATTTATACTTTCTTGAAGAGAAAAATGAACGCAATTAGAATTGCGGCTTTGAAAAGACATGAGCATTTCAGCAAAGGAACAATCTCCTCGTGATAACAGGCAAAGTCCTTCTTCGTTTGTGTTCTTTTCTATATTCTTGTCTGTTAGTGTAAGAGTGAATACTTGTCGTTTGCCATTGTTGATTTCTGCCCCGACTAGCGTAATTTGTTTTTCTTTGGTGTATTGCTTAAGCGCGTTTTTCAAACCTTTAAGTTCGTCTAAAACAGATGTTCGTGGGCTGTTGTATTTAGCGATAGCATTTTTTATTACGACAGCTGTAGCGGTACCGTCATCTAAGGTCAACGTTCCGGTAAAAGCTATACCGTGTCCACTTTTTGTCATGAATAATTTTTGTTGATGATTTAAGGACGGATAAAGAAATGTTTGGCCATCAGAGGTTTTTGGAGCTAATGTCATTCTTTTATCTGCGGACATAACGATACCATACTGGTTGGCTAAAACCATTGCCAAAGACATAATATCAATCCTTTACTGTTTAATACAGTCTGTGTAGCATCAAAACCTCGTCTTACACTTTACACATACTCGGTCAACCTTATCATTATTGGAGGAGGTGATTCTACGAATAACAGACTGTATGAAGAAGTTTTAGAAGCTGGATACAAAGTAGGGAAACAACTTGATGTATTGAACTGTCTTACTATAGTCAGCTACGCATATTTTATAGAATCGGCAGTGTTTTTTGTGAGTTGCATTATAGCAGCAAGGAGTATAGCATGATAAGTGAACGTGAAATTACTTTCCAGATGGCGGCGCTAAAGGATTTGGTAAGGATGGCCAAGAATGCCGCATTGTGGAATACGTTAGTAATTGTTATTGGTTCTGCGCTACAAATTACCGGGCTGATTCTGCTGTGGCAGGCTATAAAATAATATTGTATTAACTACACTCCTATGCTATTATATAATTATTTCAACAATTAACAAGGAGTAGTTATATAATGACTGAGCTTGAAAAGAAACAAGAAGAGATCCGCCGCCAACAATTCACTTATGTTCCTAAGAATAAAGGAACGCGAAAAGAGGATATCCAGAAGCCACCAAAACCGAAAAATAATAAGGAGTGATATTGATTGACAGCAACAGATATAATTAGTTACATTGAAGCCGTACCTTTGGTGCTTAAATACATTGTACCAGGGTTTATATTTTTGTGGCTTTACACGCGGTTTCACGACAAGAAATTGCCAGAACACTATGTTACATACTCTATTGTGGTTAGTTTTATTCTTGTTCTTTGCATCAACAATGTAGTATGGGATATCATCATTGCAGTTGTAGCGGCTATCATTATATATGTCTTGAGCCGCGCTACTTGGGTGAAAAATCTTTTCAAGAAAACGATAGCCTTTTCGCCTAGTAAGACTATTTTTGACGACGTGATAGACTATGAAAAGGGAACCTATATTTACGTTAAAACTGATAAGTGGATTATCAGCGGCATATATATCGGGATTGATAAAGACGCTATGGGAGTAATTGTAAAAGATTACAAGCTTTATAATGCGGTAGGAGACGAGTTTGATACGCCAAAATGTAGCATAGCCACTGTGCCGCTGAACAAAATCGAATATACGAGCTTGACTTACCCTGAAGAATCCAAGGTAAAAAAGTCTTGGTTTGATAATTGATACTATATGTAAAGGACCCAACAGTGATTATACTGTTGGGCTTTTTATATTCATCCACCATCAAAATCTTGTCTTGCACTTTACGCATACGCGGTTGACATTGTTGGATGTTAATATGCAGGCCAGTCTTTCCCGATTATGCCAATTACAACAAATCCTGTAGTTTCACCATACAAGGTTCCTTCTTCGTATTCGTCATAACCATAATAAGTTCTGCCATAACCAGTTTGATTGTTGTATGTTTGCCCACCGAGGCGAACGGGATATTCAAACGGGATTTTATCTCCAGCGTTTATTGGTTTAGTTATGACTTTATATAATTCTTTGTATAGGGCAGACATTCTGGTTTTTTGATCTGACATGGCAATTTTTTTAACACGACTTTCTGGAGAACATCCTTCCTGTTTTAAGTCAGTCATTGTCATGCCGGAATCAATATATTGTATACCATAATGATATTTTGTTACAACTAATAAAAAAGCTCTTGGATACATAAATTCTGGAATTGTTAAAAAACTCTTATCAGAATCACAGAATTTGCTCATAACAGGGGTAGTTCTAGTGTCTTTGGATAACCAAACTTGCATGGAATTTTCTTCTGTTACATCATTGATAGAATTAAGAACTCGATATGTGCTTGCTTGTGTTTCTAGGTCAGAAATTTTTTCATCTACTTGCGACTTTTTCTCTTCCAGCTCCTTGATTTGGCGCTCGTACTCGTCGCTTTGCGCTTCCAGTTCTGCAATGCGGGCATCAATCTCTTGCAGTTCTTTTTCTGTCATGAGTTACTCCTTGGCAATTAGCATCTTTTATAAATATAAATTTTCTTTCACACCTTGGACATTCCCAGATATTATACGGACGGTGTTCAAATACGCAACGCGAATGTGTATTTTTTAATTCTATATTACAGCCAGGACAGGGAGCTGGTGCATGTGCTTCTTTTGACTTTGCAACATTCTGAGATGAATAATTATCGTAAATCTCATCATGTGCATAGTAAGGAATAAGATAATCCGAATATCCTCCGTCTTCACCAGAATAATAAACTCTACCACAGTAGTGCATTCCTACAAAATGTTGTTCTTGATGCGACACACAGATTCACCTTCTACACCACGCTGCGCAGCATTACCATTCATATCCACAGCTGTTACAATGCCAAGTCTTTTTAACTTTCTGGCTAAAGATACCGAGCAGGCCCACGGACACAGCCTTTGCACCCACAGACACTTTGCGCAGGTCGGTACTGCCACAGGTGGGGCATTTGGGAGTATGCGGATCACTGCTGTTAGAACTGAAGAAAGCCTTTGCCTCTTTCTCTTTTCGCTCGGTGTATTCCAACATATCATTATATGCTTTTTTGCTGAAATGTTCGTTGTCGTAAACATATTTTTCACGAAGAGCTTCATCTATAATATCAGCCAATTCTTCATTGCTTTTTTGTTCATTTATAGAAGCCTTAATCGAGACCACAAGATTGTGGCGCTCATCGTTTGTAATAATAATAGGATCTTCGTAATCACAGCACTTGCAAATCGGAAACTTCGATGGTTTCACATAGAAATTTATATAACCACAATGTGGGCAAATGCCATATCTCCAATCGGAAACAGCCATATTCTACTCCTTCTTAAACAGTAATTATAACCTTATAAAGATTATATCACACAATAATCTCTTATACAACAAAAGATACAAGAAACGTTTAAGAATATTACCGGTTTTATGGATAGTGCCCAAGTCGAGAAAGATACTGCTGCTTTGCAAAACTATATTCAGCAGATGAAAAACCTTGAAGGCGACGCTGCAAGAGCCGCTCAAAAGCAGGATCTTATTAACGAAACCCTTAAAGATTCCAGCAAAATAGCTCAGGACGTTGCGCGGAACACCAACAACCTGGATGACGTGATGAAGGTTTATACGGCCAGCACAAAGACGGCTACCAGCGTGGCGAAAGCGTTTGGGGCAACAAAAAACGCCCCAGCTTTTTATGCCAGAGCGTAAGATATTATTTGAATGACCGATTAAAAGTAAGTATTTAAACTTTTTTCGGTGCCCTGGAGATGATGATTCACCTGCCTTGATCTTACATAGTGTAGAGTTTGACAGCGATATCGAGAACCATAAGGACAAAACAGATGCCGATAAAGATCATTGTACCTTTACCATTATTCTTTTTCATTTTTGTGCTCCTTTCGGTTTTTCATGGCTTCCTGAGCCTGAGCGTAAGTAAGGGTTTTGCCTTCGTGGCCGGGGAGAGGTTGAGATTCCCAGGTACCGGGGACGCGGTACTTATCAAGAGAACGGCGATTGAGCTGTTCGATGGAATAACCGGAAACATTGGCAGCGTATTCATGATTGACCTGGATGCCCATATCTTCACAGTCGTGGCAAATCATAATATAGATTGCTTCAGACCAGGAACAGTGGCGTTCTTGCTGGACCTGGAAAGCGTATTCGCCACGCAGGTTGTGACCATTTTCAGCAATGGCAAGCCAGGAATCTTGGACCTCCTGTTGTTTGCGGGCACACATGGGAAGACCTTCGTTGGGGTCGGATTCAGGAAGAACTTTAAGGGCGACTTTGGCAATACCATATGAGAAGGCATATACAGCGGCGAACATAAGAGCTGCGATAAGGATAGCGGCAAGTAAAGTTAAAAGAATCATGTTGCTACCTCCTGATTTTGTAGTGCTTTATTTTTTGCATGTTCTTACTTGTTTAGGCCTAATTACGCTTTGCAAAAAGTAGGAATTTCCATTTAGAATTCTATACCATGTCCGATCTTTACACAAATAACCTTTTTTATGCCAAGCGTCAAAGCAGCTTATTGACAGAACCCTTCTGTATAATTCAGCGCTTTTATTTAGTTTACCACATTGTATCTGTACTAGCAAGCGTTTTATTGTAGCAAATAGAGTTTTATATGTGGAATGTCGGAGATTGTTTCCATGTATCCTTGTTGTGAGGTGAATAATGTGGATTATGCAGCATTTCTCCGGCAGCGAATCACAGAGCTACGCATGAAAATCAACGTCTCAGAATATCAAATGAGTTTAGAATTAGGCCAAAACAAAAATTATATTCAAGGCATCAGCTCTGGCAAGGCGCTTCCTTCGATGGCACAGTTTTTCAATATCTGCGATTATTTCAATGTTACCCCCATGGAATTTTTTGATACTGAAAGCATCCACCCTGAATTAGTCAATTCAATTTTGGCAGAAGCCCGCTCTTTAGATGAGGACGACCTAAACCTTCTGTTCAACGTTGCACATCGAATGAGTCAAGGTAAGGTTGAAGCACCCGGCAAACCGTGATAGCAGATTTGAAGAAAAGTTGCAATGCTTGAGTAACACAGCTGCCCGAACTTTACAAGCAAAAGCTGATTTTTGTAGTGTTTTCATTTGTTGACTGAATGATAAATGAGCATTTAGTGCTTTAACTTCTAGTATATGGTGTAAATAATTAAAGCAAGGACTAAGATTCCACCCGCAGATTAGAAGAACCAGTAACAAGAGCCAGCGGAAGGATTATTATCATCCCGCCAATAAAAATGATTGGCCCGATCAATAACAATATTATAATCATTGCGACAAGTAAGTCATACATTGGCCCTTTGTCGGCAAGAGGGTTTGTTATTTTTTGAATAAAGCTTATCCATCGTAAAAATAAATCCTCTTTTTCGTGTGAAGATGGTGTGGATGGGGCAGGTTGTTCGTTCTTCTTGCTGGTTTCCTTGTCTTGTAGTTCCGTGTGCCTTGAGGGGGCTTGCTTTGCAGGCTCGTTGGTCACACCGTTATCCTCGTGGAAACTCTGGTCAAAAGCCTGTTTGTAATGCACATATCCGTCAATACCAGTACCAAAGTAACCATAGTCATCTTTCTTGTTATCGCTCATGATATGTACCTCCAAACTTTGTAGTGAATGTGTGTTCCTGTTTGCTATGGCTTTATTATACAGCACGCAGTGTTTCATAAATCGGACTTTCAGCGGCTTTTTGTGTTTTTATGGGGTGAATAATCGTACTATCAGGCCAAATAGTCACGCAATAACCGTTCCAGTGTGGGGCGGGATACGCCAACAGCGGCGGCAAGCTGGGTTTTGTTCAGCTCACGGCACAGATAACGGGCGTACAGAACATCGAAGTCCGGCGGCAGCTGGGCAGGCTTGCGGCCTTTATACACGCCGTTACGCTTGGCTATGGCGATTCCTTCCCGCTGGCGTTCCAGTGTGTTGGCGCGCTCAAATTCGTTGATAGCGGCTATCATGGTCAGCATCAGCTTGCCGGTGGGAGTGCTGGTATCCAGGTTTTCTTTGTTGCTGATTAAATGCACACCTTTATTTTGCAGCTGTTCCACCAAGGTCAACAGGTCTTTTGTGCTGCGGGCAAGGCGGCTGAAATCATGGATGAACACGGTATCGCCTTCCCGCACAAAGTCCAGCATGGCTTGCAGCTGGGGGCGCTGGGTATTCTTGCCGCTGATTTTTTCAGTGAACCATTTATCAATGCCGTGGGGCTTGAGGGCTTCTATCTGGCGGGCTTCATTCTGTTCCACGGTGGAAACGCGGACATAGGCAACATTCATTTTAGTTTTCCTCTCTGGTTGATAAGATAGCATCAAGAGCCGACCTGCAAAGTGGTAAATAATTCGTGAATTAACCCTATCTTTACAGGTTTCGGCGCTTGGTTCGGTAGTAAGCTGGGGTGTGCCCTATTTTTCACCGGCACAACCTAACAGCCAGTCCACAGACACATGGAAGCAATCAGCTAGGGCCAGCAGGTATACGGCGCTTGGTGTGCGGGTGCCGTGTTCCCAATGCTTGATTGTGCGGGAAGATACGCCAATGCGGGCAGCCAGCTGTTCTTGTGTAAGGCCAGCTTGCAGGCGCAGCTGCTTTAGCTTTTGGGCAAGTGACATAGCAGTACCTCTTTTTCGATGTGCACTTTTAAAAGTGGAGCCTACTCTCACTCAGCTCTTTCTTCTCTGTCTGGCGGTTGTTAATCCGCCGGGATAAAGTTCACGCTGCAATCAGCGCATACCACACGGACTTCTTTGGTTGAACGGATGATGGTTCCGCACTTTGGGCATATCCACCGCCGGGTGCTGCTGGGGCGTTTGGGCGGCTTGACTGCACCGCCATTGGCTGCACCGGGTGTACGGCTTCCTGTGCCGGTTCCTATCATGTCCTGCCAGCTCTGGCCCTCCGTCATCTGGATGGCCTGCCAGCCTTGCAGCTCTATGAAGTCCAGCAGCTCAAGACTTGGGCTTGTGACAGTCCAGCCATACTTTGCATGGTGCTCAATGATAAGGCCGTGGGATTCTGCCGTTTCCTTGAAGCGTTTGTTGTGGTAGGCATTGGCGCTACCGCTGGTATCCTTTATGCCGTTGACCATGTTGTATAGGTGGCACATCTCGTGCAGCAGCGTGGCCGTGGTTTCCTCAATGGGGCGGTCAAGCGTGGCCGTTGAGATGTTTATCTCGTGGCGCTGCTCTGTGCCCGCTGTCCACGTTTTGCCGCAAGTGATGTGACCATAGGCACCGGGTGTTTTCTTGAGGGTAATGACCGGCTCCGGCAATTTACCGTCAAAGAAACGGGTATTGAGGGCACGGAACATCTTTTCTAACTGCCCGGCGGCACGGCTGGTTTTAACTGTCTGCTTCATGAAAGAACAACCTTTCTCTTGATAAAATGGCTGGGCAGGGTGTATACTGTACTTGTACCCGCCCGGCGGGTGTTGTGGCTCTTTACAACAAAAACTTTGGTCGGTGCTTGCTGTAAGGGGTCTTTCTTAGTTGATGCTTAAGCGTTGAACGGTGAACGTTTTGGAATACTGCTCAAACAGGGCAGGGGCAACGGTTTTAATGGCTTTACTGTCCAGACGGGTACTGGTAAAGTCGGACAGTTTGACCTTGTGGCAGCCTACCTGCAAGGTATCCGTACCGCGTGCGGCAAGTTCTGCCTTGATTTGTGCCTTGATAAGTTCCTGCTCTGCCTGCGCTGCTTCAATCAGCTGTGCAGCTTCTTTGTATTGGTTGACCAGTTCCAACATGCTGTCAATGCTCATAATATTTACGACCTTCCTTTGTTGTGTTTGTGGGGAACATATGTTCACGTTTTGCCGTGAGCCTTGCCGGAGTGGCTGTTGCTTTCGACACTTACATCATAGCAAAGTTGGATTTTAGGTCAGTTTTTGGCTCTATGCTTCCCCGCTTGTTTGGCTGGCATATAAAGGAAGGCGGCAGAGAAAAACGGCATGTAAAGCCAGCGTTTCCAGGAACAACTGTACAGCGCAGATATTTTCTTGTTGTCGGGGGATAGTTAAAAAGAAAATGTAACGATTCTATGGTAAAAGGCGGTTGGTTGATGCTTCTCACTCCAGGCTCTTGTAATCCCTCTTCAGCGCGTCAGAAAGGCCCATTCAAGCCCTGTGGCGCGTTAAGGGAGCACGGATATTTCCGCAGCCGGCACCCCCTGACAGCACCGCTTTCAAGGGCTCATAGCCGTTTGTTCAGCGGCATTTGCCCGTTTGGTTGAACACTTTTCTGCAAACAAAAAAGCCCCAAGCAAACGCTCAGGGCTTGACACGATACAGTATGGCAGATATAATGAGAATAGAAAAAGGCACTGCGACAAGCGGTTGACCCTTTTTAGTAAACGACTTTTATGAAAGAGCCGTCACCGTGCCGGGTGGCGGTTCTTGCTTTTTACCACTAAACTTAGCGTGATGGTCTTACGGCCAACATGGAAAGTGAATGTAAAACGCATGGCTTCACCCCCTTTCGGGAAGTGGGGCCAACCGCCTGCCGTTGTGTGCAGTGCCTGCCGCCAAAAGCGGCTTTTACAGAATACCACAAAATACAACAAATTACAAGGCATAAATCAAGCCCGGCGGGAACGCAATGTTCTTGCCGGGCTCTTATACTATCGGCTTAAAATTAAACCGTATCGTTTAAAATTCCACATGATTCCCTGCTCTGCATCCATACATACTTTCCTAGTACCGTTACGGCCTAGTGCTTATTACAGCAATGGACATAGCGCTAAAATCATGTGGACAAGACAGTGCCTGAGTGTATTGACTTGAGTTAGGTTAAACGGCTTCCGGAACTGTTCCCCACACAAAGCCTGCTAACGGGCTGCTCTTTTGCTCATCAATAAGATGGACATAAGTTCGATACGTAAAGCCGGTATCACTATGGCCCAGTACCTCAGAAACCACTTTGATTTCTACATGTTCTCTTATCAGCTTGCTGGCAAAGGTGTGCCGTAAATCATGGGGGCCATGAACGTTTGCAAGTCCTGCACGTGTACAAACCGTTTTATACACTCTATCCAAATAACTCAGGTTGCAGGGCTGTGTGGTTTGTGTTACGAGATAAGCATTCACCGGGCAGTGTTCAGCAGCCTTTTTGAAGAGTGCTTCCGCTTCCGGCCCTAGTGGAACATAACGATTTTTACCGTTTTTTGTTTGTGGTTGATATGCAAAGCGACCGTGCATTCTTCCATCTGTTCCCTTAGACTTAGATGTTATCAGTGTAGCATGAACCAAGATCCGGTGGTTTTCAAAATCAATGTCACTCGGTTTCAGTGCGCATATTTCGCCTTCCCGCATACCGGTAAGCAAAAGCGCTTCAAACACCCATTCGTACTTGCTCATGCCTTTCCGGCAGGCTTTCCGAAAACGTGCTATCTCGGTCTCATCGAAAAAGCGTATGTCGCGCTGCTGGCGCTGACTTCTTGCTGGCAGAGTTACGTTTGCGCACGGGTTTCGCGTGATTACACCATTCTTTACAGCATATTCTAAGCAAGCTTTGGTGTAGATATATGCCTTTTGAATGCTTGACCACGAGAGCTCTTCTCCCGTGCGCTCGCATGTCATGTCGCGCATCTCGTTAATCAGGTGGAGCTGTATAATATCGCTGGTGAGCTCTGCTACCTTATACCCACCTATCATAGGAATGATGTAGGTATTCGCAGTGCTCACTGTTCTAATATATGTAGCTTCCTTTTGCTCGTTACGCTTGACATTCTCTATCCAGCGCGTGATGTAATCAGCAAACGGTATGTTCGCACCTGATTCAAGAGATAAATCTCCATACTCTTTCTGGTACGCATCTCGCCTTGCTATTACATCCGCTTTTCTTTTTCCTTTGAATTCCTTATAACGGGGTTTGCCGTTTCTATACCGGCCAACTGTCAACTTTGCGTGCCATACACGATTCTTATCCTGGTATACGGAGCCTTCTCCGTTTCCCCGACGAGCTTTTCCTGACATAAAAATTTCCTCCTAAAAAAGTCGCTAATTAGGTCGCTAAAAGCATTAGGAAAAGTATGTAAAAATCGGGAAAATTCAGGAAAACGGAGTTTTAGCATATTCAAGGAAAAAGAAAAACCGCCCACGCATTCAACGTTTTCACGTTAAATTTATGAGCGATTTTGGTTGGGCCGGCCGGATTTGAACCGACGCAATGGAGGAGTCAAAGTCCTCTGCCTTACCGCTTGGCGACGGCCCAGCAAAAGAAAAGACCGCGCAGCATAATCACTGTGCGGTCTTTGGTGGGGTGCCTAGAGAGATTCGAACTCTCGGCCTCCAGAGCCACAATCTGGCGCGCTAACCAACTGCGCCATAGGCACCATAGAATGCGCCCGAAGGGACTTGAACCCCTGGCCCACTGCTTAGAAGGCAGTTGCTCTATCCACCTGAGCTACGGGCGCGCACGGGTCAGTTCCTGTTGTCTGGGAACATGCTGCGAGAATTATAATATCACATGGGGCGCATTGTGTCAATAGTAAAGTTCAATTTTTTTTGAACTTTTTTATTTGTGTTTTTATCGGGGCTTTCTGCCCGGCTTTTAAGGCAATACCGCATAATTCTAAGTGCCGATACGGCGAGCGAGGTGCGGCAGATGCTAAGCCAAAAGCGCAGA